CGCGGTCGCCAGACTCGCGCTTGCGAGGCCGATCGCGATGTTGAACCAAACGCTGTAGGTCTTTTTCCAGTCGGTCATGTGAGCCTTTCAGGGAGGAACGTCGGACGAGTAGCTGACGTCGGTGTTCGTCATGCCGGGCCCGCCGGCGTAGAGGGTGGCGACCATGCCGGGAATCACACGGTCACGATGTCGTACATCGATTTGAAACCGGCGATCATGTAGTCGCGGTCGATCGCCGAGATAACGCCGAGCCCCGGGTAGAGTTGTGCCTGCGGAGCATTCCAGGCGCCGTTGAGCAGCCCGCACCCCCAGCGGATGTTATTCATGCTGCGGGTCCCGGGGTTGAAGCTCGCGTAGGTCACGGGCGCGAGGCCGTGAAAGTGCAGATCGAGCCGGCTAGACGCGCCGTTCAGAGTCACGCAGCCGACGAACGGCAGCCCCCACCAAGCGCTAACATCTGAGTTGTGCGTTACGACGGTGCCGGCGAAAGTCTTAAGGGCGAACGTCGACCCGCTGACCCGCTCGCAATAGAGTGGTGTGGCGTCGGCCCCGCCGTCGAGTCCGTTGATCAGGATGCGAAATGCCTCCGAATTGTCGTTCGGAATGAACTCCCCGACGACCACGACCGTGAGCGGCTGAGGGCCGAGTCCGACCGCATTGTTGACCATCTGCATGTACGCATTCGACGCGGACTTGAGCGCCGGCAAACCGTTGCGCCAGCTCGCGATCCACTCGCTGGTCAGGTTCGCCCCGTCCGCGTCCCCGCCGCGCGCGCTATCCCCGAGCAGATCCTCGATCAGCGTAACGCGGTTCGGTGTGCCGCCGCTGAGCGTGATCGTGTCGGCCTCTGACGTATCCCAGACCCAAACCCAATCGACGGAGCTTTCCGGCGGCGAGAGCGGATCGAAACCGCCCGCCGCGCCACCGAGCAGCATCCGCCCCATGGTCCCCATCATCAGATGAGGTCCCTGAGTGTGGCCCAAAAATGCAACCCGCCTCCGCTCGCAAGCGTGGAGCCTGTCTCGTTCAGGACGTTGGCAACCAGGTCTCCACCCGATGCGCTGAGCGTGAGGGTGAGCCCCGTTGGGTCACCACCATCGATGTCCGCCGCGGCCCCTTCGAGCGTCGCCGTGCCGGACACTCGGTTCAGGCAGACTTGCTGCGCGACGGTGAGCCGCGTGGTTCCGTGCTTGGCCTTGACCTCGCAGACGATGCGGTAAGACCCGTTGCCGAGCGTCGAAAGGTCGAGCGTGTAGTCGGCGTTGGCGTCATCCGCCAGGGCCGCCAGGGCCACGAATGCCACGGGGCCAGGTTTCGTCTTGAGGTTGCCGGCGCCGGACGTGGCGTCGACGAACCAGAGGTCCTGGGGTGCCGCCGCGGTGGGCGCCGCGGAGCTGCCCGTGACATTGGCCAGGACCGTGTTGGCCGCCTGGTTCGGAAAGGTGTGGACGTGGTCGGATGGTGACGCGTCCTCGCTCGAGCCAGCGGCAGCGGCTGTGAGCGAAAGGTTCGCCGGCGCCGCCGCGGACAGGGACAGCTCGCCGCTGATTCCCGTGTTGACCGCCAGCAGCCACCCATAGGTGGGATGCCGCTCGAGCTTCTCCCCAAGCGCCAGGGGCAAGGCCCCGCTTCCGACCAGTGCCCGGAAGAAGTACCCGGGGACCAATCGCTTGAGTCGGTCGCGTCCGCCGTTGATGCGACACTGGATCAGGTAGTTCTGATCGGCCGGGCTTACCGGGAACGTGAAGGACGCCGTGATGCCGCTTGGGCTCCCGGCAGGGGTGATGGTGGGGTTGACCGCCGAGGGGCCGTGGTTCCCAACGACGCTCCACTGAACCGTCGACACGCCGAACGTGGACGCCAGGGCCAGGTTGACCGTGGCCCCGGGCGTGACCGTCACGATGCCCGTGTAGGCAACGCCGTTGACGGTGAATTCTGCTGAGGGAGTAGGCATGGTTCTGCAGGTCGGTTGACGACGGCCGGCGGCAGACCAAGACTGGTCCGGGTGCGACCTTGGTTAGCCGTTTGCGTGTTGGCTCTTGGGTGCGGCTCCTACGTGTCCGCGCCGGACGGGAGCGGCGGCAGCGAAGGTCTCGGCGGGGCTGGCGGCACCATCGACGCCGCAGGTGGCCAGGAGTCGACCGGGGGCTCAGAAAGTGGCGGCGCTGACTCGAGTTCGGGCGGCGCCGAAGCGAGCGGCGGACAGATGGCTAGCGGTGGGGTGCGCCCGGAGACCGGTGGAGAACCCGGCTCTGGCGGGGCCGCAGCTTCAGGCGGAAGCATTGGGACTGGCGGGACGGTGACGGAGCCGACGGTGCTCTGGTCGGCTGGTCACGACGGGTCCGTGCTTCACGAGCAGAACACTGAGTGGGTGTCGGCCTCGATCAACTGGGACGACGACAACTGCGACACGGACGCGGCCGTTCCCATCCTTCCCGGCGACACCGTTGACCTCCAGATCCAGCTTGGCCCGGAGGACCTCGGCTGCATCGGAGACCCGGGCGCGGTCCCGGTTATGCATTTCGGCCCGCAAGACTGGATCTTGGCCGATGGGCCATCGGAGATCGACACGTCCGACCCGACTCTACGGGTCCGCTTCGTGGTTGAGTCGTTCGCCTGTGAGTCGTCACCAACGAAGCACTGCACTGCTGAGTTTCGGTGGGAATTGCTTCGCGACTGACCAGGATCAGAACAGCTCGCCGACTTTTTGGATCTTGATCTGGTGCAGCTGACCCACCGAGCCCTCGGTCAGCGGCGTTTGGTTGGAGCAGTTGGTGGGGCTGAACGAGATCAGCTCGTTGGGCGGGTCCAGGATTGGCACGAGAGCCCAGCCGAGTGTGCGGTCCGGCAGGAACCCGCGCGCCCAGCCGACTGTTGCCCCATCGACCTGGATGAGCACCTCGATCAGGCTCGCGGTGAGCCCGGTCCCATTCATCCAGGCACGAAAGTCGATCTCATAGAGACCAGGCTCCGGCACTTCGATCAGGTCAGCCGGCGTTCCGCTCGTGGTCCAAGAGCCCGCGCGGTAGTACGAAGACTTCAGCAGGATATCGAGACGGGCGGCGGCCGCCGTGGTGTTGTTGTCCAGACTCAGCCAGGCAATGACCGCTCCGGTGCCGAGCCCGGCGCCACCAACGCGAACGCGTTCAGTTGGCTCGTAGAGCCCGCCGTCGCGACCATCGAGCGCGAACGGGATGTCGGTGTTGAGCTGGTTGACCTGGGCGCTCAATAGCCGCTCGCCAATGATGTACGAGCCGGCCTTGAATGGGGCGAACGTCATGCCGTGAAGCCTCCGAATTGCTCGAGCGTGGATGCCCCAGGGTTGCGCGCTGGTGGCGGCGTCGGGCTCGTGAGCCGGAGCGCCGTGATGTAGCGAGCCATGATGGTGGTGAGCGCCCCGATCGTCGGGGCCGCGCCAGCGTCGACCGAGTTGTGCACCGGCGCTCCGATGGCCTTGTGCTCGGCCAGCCGCGCTACCGCGTCAGCGAGGGCGAAGTATTGGGAGGCGCGCCCCTCTTGGCAGCCTGCCGATTGAAAGACCGTCGTGCCGTCGATGGCGTCGTGAATGGGCACCGGCGGATCCACGGGGTCAGCCGCGGGAATCGTGAGCGACCCCATGTGGGCCGTCATGAGGCGACGCAGCTCGCTGATGGCGGCCGGAGCCCCTTTGATCGTCGCAGCGCTCCAGCCTGCCGCGATGGGACGTAGCGTGTCGGCGTTGTTGTGCGCTGTCGCGTTGGCGAGGTGGGCGTTCCACGCGGTCGCCACGTTGGCGAAGTCGGTGGCGAAAGTACCAAGGACGCTTGACGCGAGGTCACCGTCCAGTGCGTCCACCAAGATCAAGAGCGGCGCGTCGTACTTCGCGCTCGCTGCCGCCGGACTCGTCGGGTTCTCCAGCGCGGGAGTGGCCACGCCGTGCACCGGGACCGAAGTAGCCCGGACGGTGTCGTTCCAGACGAACACCACCAGATCGAGCTGGTGCGGCGCTTCGCCCATCTTCAGGGTCAAGCGCTCGCCCACATAAAGCAAGACGGTGGTCTTGGTTTGCAGAACCGGCTGCGGAGAGCCAGCTGGGTCCCCGGCGAACATTGCGCCCGACGACGGTCTGACCACGAACTCCAGGAGCTCGAACGTGTAGACGCCGCCCTTGTCCGACTTGAACTTCCACGGCACCGTTGCGCTGCCCGAGTAGACGTCGACCACCTGTCCGCGCGCCGCGTCGATGCGCCGGCGGATCTCCGAGCCTGTCGGCGCCATGGTGGCGTTGACCTGGATCTGGTTCGTGCCCGCGACCAGCCCCGTGAACGTGATCGACACGTCCTGGCTTGGGATCGGGTATTCGGGGGCGGGAACGAGTGTTGCCATGCGCTAGAGGCCGGTGAAGTCGAGGAGCGAGATGTCGAGGTAGAACCCGCTGGTTTCAGTGGTCGTCCAGTCGAAATAGACGGTGGCCGGCGTGATGCGATCGAGCAGCTTGATGAGCTGCAGGTTGATGAGGCTCGAAAAGTCCGGGTCGTTCGCGTCGCCGGGGTGGCGGACGTCGATCAGGATCTTGCGGCGCGACTCGCACCAGACCCCGCTGCCCAAGTCCCACGCGACCGGCCACGCCCCGGGAGCGTCGTCGATGTCGACAGAGACCACGGAGACGAAACGCGAGCCGAGTAGGTCGCTGACGGCCTCGGCGAGATTCGCGAGGCCCCCGCCGTTGTGCGCGGCGTAGAGGACCGAGCAGCGCTGCCGGACCAGCCAGTCGGGCTCGGTGTCGGCATGGGGTACCTGAAGGGCCGTGGCCCAGTCGCTCAGCGTGATGGTGGCGGTGTCTGGGGTGGAGCCGCAGCGGACTCGCTCCTCGGCTCGCTCGGCGCCAGCCAGGGCACGCGCCATGGCGACCTTGCGGGCATGGAGGAGACCCGACTGCTGGGTCCCAAAGGAGCTGCCCAGCGTGGCTCCGACGTCGCGGTACCAGTTCCAGGCATACGGGACGACCTCCGTCCGGGTGTCCTGCTTGTTCGGTGTGCCGCCGAAGTCCTCGGGCCGGTGCTGGTTCCAGGCCCCGTGGACCGCCACCGTGAAGTCGAGGGCGTCGCTGCCGGTCGAGTCCACCGTGACCGACTGCGGGCCGCTCAGCGCCACCAGGACAGGGTCTGTCGAGTTGTGCCGGCTTGCCCGGGCGGACTTGAGGCTGAGCGTCCGGCGTTGCTCGGACTCGTCCTCCGGGGCCGCCTGGAACGTAATGACGACGGGATCCGGGTGATCGCCCGTGACCGTGATGGCTACCTTGGGGGCCCGGCAGGAGGCCCGGACCACGACCGGGGAGGCGCCGCCTGTCGCGCGGGTGACCGTGACCCAAGCGAAGGGCAGCGTCCTGCTGGCAGCGGCCACGTCGACCGCCATGCGGAGCATCTGAGTCGCCGACCAGCCGTCCTGCGGCGGACCGCCCAGCCGGAGCGGGAGCGGCGCCAGCCCGCCGAACATCGCTAGAGGATCTCCAGCGTGATCTGCGCGTCGTCGATGGCGGCCCCGGCGTCGTCGATCGCCGCGAGCGTCCAGGTGTAGCCGTTGACCCGGGTAATCGAGACATGGCCGTACCCGGCCTCGCCCACGACCGAGGCCACTGCGTGCACGGCGTCGAGGTCGTAGGGCACGCCGTAGTCGTCGAGCTGTTCCTCTGGCCAGGTCAGCGTGACCGAGCCATCGCCGACGCGCGCGCCAGCTGGGAAGCCCACCGGAGCGGCATCGCCAGGGTAACCGTTCGTCGAAACGCCGTTCATCTGACGGGCGCTATTGATGGTGGGCGCCGCCGGCGTCGTGTCGTTGCAGGTCAGGGTGATGACGGCGAATGGCGCCACTCGAGCGAGCCCGGCGACGTCGGCGCAGAGCCGAATGAACTCCTGCGCCGAGACGTCGGTCTTCGGGTTGACCGAATCCTGGCCGGCGTAGTTGCGCTTCTCGGGATGCCCGCCGTACGTCGAGGCGTCGGAGGTGCGCGCCCAAGCTGGATCGCCGGTCGGAGTCGTCATTGCGGGTAGATGGCGAAGTGCCTGGGGACCAAGACGTTCGGTGGATCAGCGATGGCGCCGGGAATGGCGGGTGAGGTTTGCGAGCGGTACGCGAACCCCACGTCCTCGAACTCGGCATGCGCCGTCTGGAGTTCCTTCAGGAATGTGCTCGTGAGGCCTGGCTTCTGCGTGTCGGCGATGAAGGGATGACGGAGGCCGCGCCCGTTGAACGTGAGCTGCGTATTGGCGGTGTTTTCGCCGCATCCCAGGTTCTCGAAGAGGCTCACCCAGGTCTCCGAGTAGGCGTCCATGTTCGCCGCGGCCGGGCACATGTAGTCGCCGGCAGCCGGGCCTTGGCCGGTCTCATCGATCCAGGGCGTGTCGGGCGTCAGGATCCAGGCCGTCGTTGCCCCGCCAACCGTGATGACGGTCCGGACGTGGAACCGCATGTCCCGCGAGCTCCACCAGGCCACCCGGGTCTGCCCGGCGATGGGCGAGACGGCCGTGTCGGCGTCGAGCGTGACGATGCCCGTGGGCCCAAGGGTCGTGACGGTGCAGCGCGTCTCGGGGCCCGTCAGGGGCGGCCATGGGGCAACGTCGAGCCAGCCCTCGCCGGAGCCGCCAGCGAGCGAGCTCTGGGGCAGCGTGGCCAATAGACTCACGTCGGTGTCGGAGTCGGCGGCCGCCTGGACCTTGGTCGTGACGCCCGTCGAAACATCGGCGTGGATGGCTGCCCGGATCACGTCCAGGGTCGAGCTCGGGAACACGCGCGAGAAGCTCAGGGCGTCGCGGTCGAAACGCTTCAGCACCACGACCTTTTGCTGCCCGGGTCCGCCCATCGTCGGGAAGACGAAGACGTGCTGGGCCGCCGGCGAGGTGTCGAGCGCAATCTGGCGGAGTTGAACCCAGCTCCCGCCGCCCGTGTTGGCTTCGGCGTTCAGGACGCGCTCCCGGAGGCGCCCCTCCGTCTCCTCATCGTAGCCGCCCGTGATGGGCTCGAACGCCGAGACGCTTGCTTCTTGGCTAACGTTCGTGGGAGCGCCCAGCAGGGTGACGACGCTCCCGGCGCGCGCATTGCCCTTGCTGCCGGCTTCGTCGATCCGGAAGTCGACTTCGTCACCGTTGACCGCGCTGACCCAGGTGCCGAGGACGGCGCCGCGCACACCATTGGGCAAGGTGCCCGGCTGCCCATCGGGGATCGTTGCCGTGCCCGTGATGGTGAGACGGATCTTGCCGGCGGCTCGAGACGGTGGTGCATCGGGGACCTTCAGGGCCTCCTTGTGGCGGACCAGATCCTCACCGACGGCCGTGACGGGTGTGCACGCGGACTTGGTCCCGTCGATGCGCGCGTGGAGCATCATGCATGCGCCAGCCACGCCGGTCGCCAGAATGTACTCGTCCGAGCCCGGGCCAACGTTCGGCGTGAGGCCAGCGTTTGACGCTTCGAGGACGATGTCCGTCAGGATGTCGTCCCGGATCTCCGCCATGCTGCGGGGGCCTGCCACCTCGGCCATCAGATCTCCGCCGTTCGGCGCTCGCCGGTAAGGGTTTCCGTGTACTCGACCGAGACGCCGAGGCGCCCGGGAACGCCGTTCAGCATCGTGCTGGAGTCGACCCGATCCACCGTGATGGTGCCTTCGTCGACGAGCGGCTTGAGCACGGTGCGTACTTCACCGTCCATGTGCTTGGCGGTCTGCGGGCCGTGGAACGTTGGCATCTTGATGCCGCGCATCGACATCGAGGAGCCGAAGGCGTTTTGCAGTAGGTTCATGACGCGCTGCCGGGTGGGCGTCGTTTTGAGGATCTCGGTCCCGCTGACCGCGTAGTCGCGCTTGATCGGGTCGATGTAGCGCACGCCCTCGGCCTCGGTGGTGTCCTCGTCTTCCGAGAAGCCCCACATGCCGGCGGCCACGAGCCCGAGGGCAAAGGTTCCGAGTCCTTCTGGTTCAGGCATCGAGTGGGCAGGGTATGGTGAAGACGGGGACCGCGGGTGGAGCGGGGAGAACGAGTGCTGCGAGTCCCAGCAGGACAGGCGGCGAGAACGCAGGTGGCTTCAGCTCGAGCGCGAAGCCGGGGAGACCGATGGTGAAGTCAGGAATGGCAGGCGGCGCCGGGAGAAGCGGCAGGCCCATCACTGGCAGCGAGAACTGCGGGATCTGCGGAGCGAAGGCCGGCATGCCCGGGATCGCCACCATGAGGTCAGGGATGCTTGGTGGAGTCGGCAATGCCGGCAGGCCGAACGGCGAAAAAACCGGCGGAGAGAATGCCGGGAGCGCGAACTCGCACATCAGGAGCCCAGTGCCACCGGCGAGGCAGTCGACTGGACCAGCGCCGCCGAGGATGACGCAAGAAGCTTGAGCGCCGCGCCGCCGTCCATGGGGGCCGGGGTCCAGGCGGAGAACATCTGCCAGATCCGAGCGAACTCGGCGTCGACCTTGGTCGCGTCCGGCACGTTGCTGGTCGGGTTCCCGCCGCCAAGAATCACGTTGCCCATCAGGGCAGCCACACCGCCCTCGAGACGGAGGCTGCCGCGCCCGGAGGCGTCGCAGAGCGTGATGCCGTCCTTTTCGCTAATCTGGAAGATGCCGCCGGGCGTGCTGATGGCTACCTTCTTGTTCTTCCGGTCGACCGTTACGACGTAGTCGGCGCCGACCAGGATGACGGCCAGCTGGTCCTTGGCCAGGAACCGCGAATCGAAGTCAGGCCCTGTCGAGTGGAGGGCATGTTCGCCCGGGCTGATCTCCCCGTAGACCTTGGCGGCTCGCGGGTCGTGGGCCGCCACCACGGCGCCGTCGAGGCCCGCCGTTTCCTCGATGACGCCTTGCGCCGAGCCCCTGTCGTCGGCCGGGTAGGGGCGCCCTGAGACGCCCAGGCAGCACATCAGGGGCGGCTTGCCCCAGTCCGGTGATGCCCCGTCGTCGTCGAGCGGTTCGCCCTTGCACTGCGCCCAGACGACGCCGGACGTGGCGTCTAGCTCCGAAGCTCCGAGGTCAACTAGCTGTCCCATGGTCAAAGCACGTAGCTGGCGGGTCGAATCAGGCTCAGGTCGGTCGTTTCGCCGGTGCCGCCCTTGAGGGTGCGCTCGGCGATCCAGAGGATCTCGTCCACGTCCTCGATGTCGTCCTTGACCTTTGCCAGGACGTTGATCGCGTACGTGACGCCAGCCTTGTCCTCGTGTCCCTCTAGGGTCGCGGTGTAGGTCAGGGTCTCGCGAATGCGGTCCGCCATCATGCGGCGCGCGCTGCGATTCAGCTGCTTTTCCGTCTTGGACTCGTCGTCCTTGTAGTAGACGGGGCAGTACCAATCGAGCGGATCGCCGGTTTCAGTTTTCTTTTTGCGGGTGCCAACAGCTCGAGCAGCTTCAAGGATCCGGCGCGCTTCCGGGACGCGCCAGAGCGCGAGCTCCGAGTCATCGCCGACGATGCTGAGCGTCTTGAACTTCCCCTTGGCCTCGGTTCCTGCGGTCACCTGGCGCGCGCTCAGCGTGGCCAGGGTCGGGATCCCGGAGTAGTCGCGCTTCGCCTTCCCGTCCTCGATGTTGCCCGGGCGCTGCAGGTCGAACTGCGGGCCTTTCGAGTAGTCGGGCGCGACGACCGCGATGGCCGAGCGCTTGCTGCCGGGCTGGACCGTGAACCCGCACCGCGCAGAGAGCCGGTTGGCCCACTCGTAGGCGCCCTCGTTCTCGTTCGGCTTGGCGTCCGCGACTGTCTCGGTGGTCGGGGTCCGGACCTCGAGCTCCAGGCCCGTGAGCGCGAGGACGAAGGCCGGGGCACTGAGTGTGCTGGCTTGGGGCGAGAGCCCGAAAAGCTCCCGGGAGGCGGTCGGGATGGTCTCGCTCGTGTAGGTCGGCGTCCCCATCTTGGCGGCGCGCACTGCGTTCAGGTCGCCCTCGATGGTCGTGATGCCGAAGACCCGGAGCCCTTCCAGGAGGGCCGTCTCCAGATTCATCGCGTTCGTGATGCGGACGGCCTTGTCGATGTTCGGATCGATGAGCCGTGCCATGTAGTCACGGCCCGTGAGCTTTAGCGCAGCCGACCCGCCGCCCGCCCCCTCCGTGGTGTCGATCTGTCCGATGAGCTGCAGGCGGTCGCCAAGGTAGAGCTTGACGTTGGTTCGAGGCTGGAACTTCCGACGAAGGGCGATCGGATCCTCCGAGTAGACGGTGGCCTCCCAGCCGTCGGCCGGGGTGAAGAACGACTCCGAGATCGAGTACTCGGTGACCTTGTCCCAGACCTCGCCGCTCGATTCGATCTCGATGCGGAGGCGGCTCTGGGTCACAGGTTCCTCTGCGGGAGGTTCACGCTGGAGCCAGCCGGGATCGTCTGCCTGTCCACGAGCCAGGGGTTCATGGCCAGGAGGGTCTCGACCGGAACTTGCTTCGAAGTCGCGAAGGCGAGGCGGCCGATCTCTGCCGGGACGCGCACCTTCCGGAAGGGCCGGTCAGACTCAACCGCCACCAGGTTCCTGCCGGCCGATGCCATGCGGGTCAGGTCTCGGCGGAGCGGCTCGAGCTCCGGGTCAACGGTCTGCTCGAGCTCCTTGCGGGCCTGCTCCACTTGGTAGGTGGCGCCGGCGATCTCGGCCCGCGTTCGGTCCTTGTATTGCTGAACGCTGCCAAGAACAGCGCGGCCTGCCTGCAGGATGGTGAGCTCACCGCGCGTGCTGTCCTGGTTCCAGGCAGCGATCTCTTTCCGCTGCTCGTCGGTCAGGTCGTTGACGGCGGCGCCGAAGACAACGGCCGACGCCTGCAGGCCCTGGAGCGACTTCGCCGTCTGGACGAACTGCGAAGGCAGCGTGTCCTCGGTGTCTTCTGGGGCGAAGATGAAGTCGGCCGAGACCTCGACGCCGTCCTGCCTGGCGCCAGAGAGCGTCTCCGAGAGGCTGGCGAGCTTGGCCCTGATGGTACCGTGGACCGGGTCGACGAGCTCGCCGGCGGAGCGATCGAGGCAGGCCGCGAAGAACAGCGGGTAGACGACCGTGAAGAGGTTCACGAAGCCGTGCTGGCGAACTCCCTCGAAGAATCCGCAGCGGAAGCGGAACGTGGGGTTCTGGCGACCGAGGCTCTCGATGAGCTGCTGATCGCGGAAGATGAACCGGTGCTGCGCCTGGTCCTGCAGGAAGCCCACTTCCCGCTCGCTGAACGGGAACTTGATGCCGCGCCAAGAGGAGTCGGCTAGCTGCTGGAGGATTGTGGGGGCGGCGGGCATGTGCGTTGACTGGCGGAGTCGCCGGGTCGACCATCTGGCATGCGCCGTTCTGTCGCTCCGCTGTTGCTTGTGTTCGTTGGTTGCGAGGACCCCGGCAACCAGCCCGAGGCGCGGGCCGTGGCGGCTCAACCGACGCTCGCGGTCCCTTCTCAGGATTCTGAACGAGTCCGGTTCGCTGCGACCAAGACCGCGCTGCGAGCCGCGCCGCCCAAGTCCGGGGCCGAACTGCTTCAGCGCCTCGGCGAGCCGAATTCGACGATGACCACACCCACCGGGACCAACCTGATGTGGTACTTCGAAACGGCCGACGTGGGGCGGGATGTCATTCTCGCCGTCATTGGGCCGGGTGACGCCATTGTGGTGCTCAACTACTAGCGCTTGTTGATCGGGTCGCTGCGCGGGCTCGGTCCAGTCGCGTTGCTCTGGATCTTGCCGGCGGCCTCGCTCATGTTCTGCGCGGCCTTCTTTTGCTCCTCGGCAGCGCCGAATAGAGCCTTGATGGCGGCGATGAGATTGGGGTTCTGACTGGGACCGGAGTTCGCCGCGATGCCTTGGAAGTCGCTCCCGATGCCCACCTTGGCGCCGCCTTCCTGCGAGTAGGCGCCGCGCTCCCTGGCGAGCTGCATGGTGGCGTACTCGCCGGCACCAGCCAGACCCACGGCGCCCAAGGCAACCCCGCCGCCGGCCGCTAGTGCGGCGCCTGTGCTCGCCACGGCGTTGCTGGCGGCCCCTGCGATGCGCGCCAGGACTGGTGCCTTGGTCACGGCCGCCCCGGCCCCGCCAGCGGCCGCTGAGGTCGCGAGGCCACCCGCTGCCGTGGCAGCCGCGGTCCTTGCGGCTCCTGCTGCCGCAACGCCTGCTGCAACCTGGCCAATAGCCCCGCGGAACAGAGCAGCGAACCCGACGGCCGCCAGCTCCTTGACCATGAAGGCACCGACCACGAGGGCCATGCCCGAGAAGGGATTCTCCGCGAGCCACTTGCCGGCGTCGATCGCAGCGCTCGTCAGCTTGACGATCTCCGGCGTGAGGAGCGCGATGGTCGGAATGAGCTTGGTCAGCTCCGGCAGGAGCTTGTCGCCCAGTTCCTTGTTGAAGTCGTTCATGGCGGACCGGAACTGGCGGTCTCCGCCTTGGTTGACGAAGCCGTAGCTCTCGCCCACCTCTTCCTCGCTCATGGTCTGGCTGCGGAAGTTCGAGAAAACGCCTTTCACGGCAGCCGCTCCGGCCCTACCGCCGCCGGCTCGCTTCCACTCCTCGAGGAGGGGGAGAACGGCAGCCATCGACTGATTGCCGAAGATGTTGCCTTCGCCAAAAAGCTCCGTCTGCTTACCCTTCGTCTTCTCGAAGATGGCGGGCAGAATGTCCTCGATCCGCTTGAACTGGCCGGACTTGTCGTAGAGGTCGCTCGACTTCAAGCCGGCACGCTTCTGGGCCTTCATGAGGTCGTTTGGCAGGTTCTTGACGGCCGTGGCGGCATCCTCTGCCGAGGTCGAGCCGCCCTTGATGGCCTGCTGCACCAGGGTCGACATGTCGGCGATGTTGGAGGCGCGGTCCCCGGAGAAGCGGCTTGCCGAGCCGATGAGCTTGGCGCCCTGGCTGGCCACGTCCGAGACTTCGACGGAGCCAAACTTGCCGTGGCCTGCGAAGGTGCGCGCGAGCCCCATGGCCTGCTCGACCGCGGCGTCCGTCGAGATGCCGGGGCTTGCCCGCATGATCGACTCGATGGCAGACCCGAAGGTCGAGGCCATTGCTTCCAGATTGGTGCCGGTCGCTACCGCCAGGCGCTCGACGCCCTCGATGCCCTTGGAGGCGGCATCGTAGTTGCCTGTCTTGGCCAGGATGGCCTGCATCGACGCGGCGATCTCGGCCGGGTCGCTGCCGCGCGCCGCGATGGTATCCACGCGCCCCTTCGTGTCGGCGTAGAGTTCTTCCCGGGACTTGGCCCCGCCTGGCGTGAAGCCGGCATTGGCGACGGACCGCAGCGAAGAGTCCAGATCCATGCGCTGCGCGACGGCGTTGCCGAGCGCGAAGGTGCCGCCGACCGCCGCGAGCCCGGCGCCCATGCGGGCTGCCCCGAGACCGAAGCGCGCCGCGCCGCCTACGCCGCGAGCGACGCCCTTGCCGTAGCTCTCCATGGTGCGGCGACGGAGCGCCGTTTCCCTGGACACCGCTCGCTCCGAGACGCGGGTCGCCTTGGCTTCCGCCCGTTGCCGGATCGCTAGGTGCTTGGCTTCGGTCTTCTCGGTCTCGCGGAGCTTCTTGGCATCGGCTCGACGTTGCTCGGCGAGCTGCCGATTCTCAGCCGTCCGCTGGTCGCGCTCGACCTGCTGGAAGTGTCGGTTGCGGACCGCCTGCAGGAACTTGGCGTTCCGTTGAGCCAGCGCCTTGGCCCGGGTCTCCTCGCGGGCGTTGGCCTTCGCGGCCGCGCCGTCGTTCTTGCGATGGACGGAGTCGCGGATGCGGATCCGCTCGGTGCCGACGCGCCCTTCCCGAGCGGTGTCACGGCGAGCGTTGCGCTCGAGCGTCTGCTCGATGGTACGCTGGTCCCGCAGGAAGCGGTCTAGGCCCGTCGTTTGGATTTGGTATTCGAGGAGCAAGGCGGCTCACTTCTTGGACTTTCGCTGCTCCCTGACGATCTCGCGCGCTTCCTCACGGTCGAGCACTTTCGGCTCTTTGCCGTTCGAATACTCGGCGGATCGCAACTCCGGCAGCTCGGAAGAGGATGTAGTGCCACTCGGCGAGCTCGACGGGTCGGATCCCGAGGAACTGTCCGAGTCGGATGGGGTCGGGGTCGTCTCCGGGCGCCAGGAACGGGCCAAACGGGCCAGGGAATAGATCAAGCGCGGCCATTCGTCGGAGGCCACACGCGACAAGATAAAAGGGCCGGACAGCTCCCCTGCAAGCGTGTCCACCATCCTTTCCACACCTTCGTCGGTGAGGTCCGTGAAGCCGAAGTGCGCCCGAGTGATCTCGTAGGCGTTGAGCATCTGGGCCATCTCCTCGGTGTCGAGGGACTGGCGGAGCTGCTCGGAACTCACGAACAGAGGAAGGTCGAGCTTGGAGCCGTCGCCAGCCTGGTGCTGGTCAACGTGCAGGAGCGCGAGGCGCAGCGTCTCGACCGCCTGCGCTTCCTTGTAGAGGTCCGAGAAGCCTTCCTTTTCGTGCTTCTTGGCGTAGCTCTGTGCGGCCTCCAGGGCCTGGTCTGCCTGCGCCTTACGCAGCAAACGGCAGCGAAACGGGTACACCGTCTCACTGCCGTCAGCCTCCTTGCGCAGGAGCTCGAATTCCAGGCTGGGCGCCAGATCCATGAGGCTCCGAACGAGACTCTTGGGTCCTGGCTTTGCTGAAATGGTTTCGTTCACGCACTTCTCCCGTTCGTCAGGCGCACCGTCCATCACAGGCGCCGAGTAGTCGCACCGCTTTAGAGAACCGTCGGGACGGGACAAGCTCTCAGGGTGGGTGCGCACCCGATGGTCTCGCCTACTTCATCTCGTTGTAGGTGCCCATGTACGTACCACCGGACTCGGTCGCGGCATTGACGCCCGAGCTGATGTTGGCGCCGGTGAACTCACCTTCGCTGACGACCGTCTTGCCGCCGATGGGCACCTGGATCGTGTACTGCTCGTTGCCGCGCGCCGCGTCGAACATGTTGAACTCGAAGCCCGGCGCAGGCACTGCGTACTTGAATTCGATGGTCAGCTCCGGGGCGCCCTGGCTGAACCCCGCAAGGCCGTCCTTGTTGTAGACGGGCAGCTTTTTGGGGTCACCGGTGACCGTCACCTCCTGGAGCTCGACCTGGATGACCCCGTTGATGAGGCAGGGGAGAGTGGGCAGATAGCGCTTGGTTGCCATGCGTCAGTTCCTTCAGTTCGCGGTCGTCTCGCTGATGCGGAACGTGGCCTGGTGGTGGAGGTCGATGGTTCGGCCGGCAGCGACGGTCTGGATGCGGCCGTTGTTCTCGGGATCGATGCGGCAATCTGCCCCCGCTTCCCAGGCCGCTTGGTCCTGGAGTCGTTCATCGAAGAACGGCTGCAGCTGCTGCAAGAACCAGCTCTTGAAGAGGAACGGTGTGACCTTGCGGCCCTTGAGCTTGCCGAGCGCCACCACGTCCACGGTCCCGTCGGGCAGGCGCGGGTCGTCCTGCTGGGCGAAGTTCCCGTAGGTCAACTGGTGATTCAGGCTGACCGTCGCGGCCACTTCGTCGAGCACCGAAACCCGGTGAGGCTCCGAGGCGCGGAAGTCCTCCAAGGCGCCGGTGGCATCCCGACAACGGGTCGTTACCCCCATGGCCAGGTAGGCGCCGGTGTCCGTGGAGACGATCGGCGAGATGCCGGCGTTGACCGCGTCGCCGAGGTCGCTCTCGTGGGTCGGCCAATCCGACACGTCCGGCGCGGGCTTGATGAAGCCGTTGGCCGAGTAGTTGTCGAAGTTGAACCGGCTCTGAACTTGCTCCTCGATCTGCTTGCTGGCCACGTACCAAGCCACCAGTTGCTGAGGCATCTGGCTTGCGCCGCGCTGCCACACGCATTCCAGGCGCTCGTAGTTGAGCCCGGTGGTGATGGTGGTCGTGGCGCCGAGGGTGCCGACGGCAGGGAAGAACCCGCGCGACCGTTTGCCGGACAGCGGCAGAGACCGGTTGGTGATGTGCGTCTTGAGCGCCGTGGAGAACGCGGCGACCGTTTGCGGGATGCCGTGGTAGTAGTCACTGGACGCCCCGACTGCAGCGAGGCAGGCCGAGAAGAGCGATGCTTCCGTGGTCGACCCATCGACGCCGCCAGCGAGGTATTCGGCGCTGACAGAGACGGTGACGCCCGTGCCGGAGTCGCCCTGCTTGACCACGCGGAGCATGTAGATCCCGTTTTGGGACGCGCCCACAGCCTTTGCCGTGACGGCGTTGGTGCCCGCGGTGTTGGCCGAAGTCCCCGGGAGGTGCGTGCGCGCGTTGATGAGTCCTTCCAGGACCTCACCCATGACGGTCGGCGTGTCTCCGGAGACGTAGCCAACCTCGAACAGCTCGCCGAACCCCTCGACAATGAACGAGCCGGTTCCGCTGGCGGTGCCGGCGACCACTACATCGGCAGTCGCCGCGACCGGGGATCCGCCAGAGCTGGCCAAGTGGCAGGCCATGAAGATCTTGCCACCCGGATTCTTGGCAATGTGGGTCCGAGCGATGATGTGCAGGTCGGAGCCGGGGCCGAAAAGAGTGACCGCCGCGTCCTCGCTGGTCACCGGGTAGCGGGTGTTGACCGTCGCGCTGCCCGCGCTGGTCTTCTTGCCCACGTAGATGGCGGAACGGGGGCCAACGGCGGCGCTGCTCGCGCCGAGTCCGAAGACGAGTTGAAACGCCGTCAGGGGCGCGCGGTAGTTGCTGGGGATCCCGGTTACTACGTAGGTCACTTGTCACCGTCCTTGGGGGCAGATTTGTGGGTGCGCGGCTCGGGTTTGTCGGCGGTCTCCTGGAACTCGCCATCGACCAGCGAGACTTTGACCAGCGGCAGATCCAGCGCTTTGGCCGTGTCCGCGTCCGCGGGGTAGAACGGGCTCTCACGCTCGATCAGAACCAGGCGACGCACGTGCGCACCGGCAGCTGACTCAGAGTCGACGACGACCGGATCCGGAAGAGCCGAATGCAGGATGCCTTCGGGCGTGACCTTGTGTCGACGGCCGATGTAGCGAACCACCTGGCCAACCTTGTTTTGACCGGGCCAGGCCACCATGTGACCTGCTTTCGGATGAAGTCGCAGCTGCATTGTTTTCCCTCGGAGTGGTGGTCAGAACCGACGCGCGATTGCGGTCAGTCGCTGGGTCAGATTGGTTCCGAGCACGCGATACGCAGCGTTGTGGGCTCGGTAGAGGAACTTGTACGGGCGGTTCCCAGGGTGCTGGACCTCGCGCTTGGAGACCCAGCCGCTACGGCCGCGGAACCGGAGAAGGCCGCCGTTCCTGCCCGCGATGCGGTGCGGGCGCGCGCCCCGGTCAATTGCGGACGCATAGGGCTTCAGGTTGCTCAGCTTGAGGAGCCTGCCACCCTTGGTGCGCACGACACGCGCCTTGGTGGCCCGTTGCAGAGCTCCGGTCCGAGGATGAAACTCTGGATGGTCCTGGACGTGCTGGATCGCGAAGCGCCCAGCGAAAGCCATGGCATCGTCGACCGCTCGAGCCGTCTCGGCGGTGAGGTGCTGATGGCCCCGCTTGACGCGAGCAATGCTCGCCATCGTGAGCCCCATCGTCAGTCCTCGGAAATGTCGCTTCGGAAGTCGCCGAGGCCGTCGGGGTCATCGTCATCGGGATCCCCAACGTCCATGTCGCCGGCGGCATCTCCTGTGATGTCGAAGTTGGCGCCGAGGTGGGGCGCCCATCCGAGATCCGGGTCGGCGGCTTCCCCGATTTCCGTGGTCTCCAAGGTCAGCCGGACACCGTGGTAGACCGGGCTGCCCTCGGCGAAGCTGGCCGCGCCTTTGGTCGAGCCGATGAGCTTCACCGACGAGAACCCACAGCCAGGGACGGCCGTCGTGACGTCGTCGATCGTGACGTCCGAGCCGTCCCAGTAGAGGATCTGCTGGGGCTGCGTGCCACCGGGGGCCATCGCGTAGGCGGGATGCCCCCCGACGAGAATGACCTCTTGGACTAATAGCTCGATGGTCCGGAAGATGCCGCCGATCTGGCGGAGCTCAGCCGGGTCGAGCGGGCCGAGAATGTATTCGATGCACCACCGTTGCGTCGTGGCGTCGTGGCCGGCCGTGAAGGCCGCTGAAGACGATTCCTCGAGCGGGTAGACGAAGAGGGCCGGGAAGTCCGTCTTGATGGTCTGCAGGTAGTCCTGGGTGGGCTGCGCCTGCGCCGCATGGTTGACGACGTTGCGGCCCCAGAGGCTCGTCTGACCCGAAGCTGTCGCCCACGGCGTCCCGAGATCCGTCCGAATCGCGGCCGTGAACAGATCGAGCAGGATGCCCTGCGCGGGTAGCAGGACGTTGAACGAGGCAACCCCGGTAGTCACCGGGAAGGCCAGTGCTCCGACGCGTCTATTGAGCGACATTGCCGAACGGCTCCACGGTCAAGATCCAGTGGATCGCTCGGTCGAGCTTCGCCTTGGCGATGCGATAGCGCACCGTTCCGGTTGGCCCTTGGACTCGGACGTGGAGCGTCTGCTTGTCGAACAGGTCGACGCCGCGCAGGGCGTTGGCCGTGACGGCGTTGGTCGTGATGGGCCCAATCTCCAGCGAGCCCGAGGCGAGATTGGCCAGGGCCAAGCGCTCGTCATTCAACTGCCGGACTTTGGGCGGATACGCCCCGGCCGAGTCGCCCTCGAGCAACTCCAATTCGTCTGGGACGAAGTGCCCCTTGCCGACCTCGCCACCGGACCAGAGCCCGGTCACCAGGAAGACCCGGTGGGGACGGAGGCCAAGCTGGCCGGGGATGCCGCGAATGCCGCGGGCTAGTGGCTTGAGGTCGTCGGCTAGGGACATCAGTACACGCTCAGCGTCTGCGCCCCGGCTCGCTTCCTTGCCCAAAGGCTTTGTATACCGAGCGCCGCGGCGAGCTGCTCACGCCACCAGGCCAGGTTCTGGCCCAGGATGCCGAAGTAGCTGGCGTCTCCGGCCGCTTGGTAGAACTCGATTTCGTCGACCTTCTTGAGCGCGCCCGAGCCGTAGGCCGTCTCGAGCTTCGCCTTGGTCTCGCGGATGCTCTTCAGAATCTCGCGGACGATGGTCTCAGGTCCTTCCACGGTGACCGGATAGGTGCCGGAGTGGACGCCGCGAAGCAGCACTGTCGCGACGGCAGAGACCAGGCTCTGAATCGTCGCCATCTCCTGCCGCTCATCCACGTCGAGGACCATGCGATCCCCTTCGTTGAAGCCGGTAGCATCGGCGAGCGTGATGGCGACCGGCGTCGCTTCCGTGGCTGCGTCGACGGCTGTGGCACTGGTCGTTTTGGCTCCGCCGGAGAGGTTCGGTTGGATGACCTGCTCAAAGATGGCGACTACGTCGACCCAGGGAGCGGCGCCGGAGCTGAGCAGGTTGTAGCCCAGCTCCGCTTTGCAGCGTGCGATCTCTGAGTCGAGTAGCGCCATGCCTCGATCACTGCGCCAGGTAGCGGTACGCGATCGAGAACGTGTCCACGGCCGCGCCGGTCGTGACACCGACCCGAGCCACAGCCCGGATGTAGCGCCAGCCGTGGACCGGCGCTGGTGCTGGCACGACACGCGTCACCGCGGCGTCAGCGCCGCCCGTGCCCGTGGCCAGGACGACATCGGCGGCGTTGTTCGGGGTACCGGCGACGTCGTACCAGGTCAGGCCATCGTCGGAGACCTGCCACTTCGCCGCGATGGTGATCGTGCTGGTTTCCGCGTCGACCACGAAAAGCGCCGAGAGGGTGCCCGGCGTGACGGTTTGCGCGAGCAGCGTCGCGCCTGCTCCGTTGCCGCCAGCGACCACGGTGTCGAGATTTCCCGTGGTGGCCGCCGGGGCGGTGTACTTGCGAGAGGGGATACGCATTGGGGTGGTTCCTTGGGTTCCGCCGGTTGGGATCAGGCCGAGCGGACGCTGATCGAGAAGCGGTTGTCCGCCATGCCGAGCGCCAGGTAGGCGATCCAGCAGACCTTGGCGACCTCGCCGAAGTTGTTGTCCGATGCCGGAGCGACGCGAGGCGCTGCGCCCATGCCGGCCAGGCCGACGCCAGGGCAGAGCAAGTGGCCCTTGTGGACCGGCACGCTCGAGCCGTTGACGTCCTTGTTGAGCTCGGTGTTCTTGAACAGGTGGAGCCTGTTCACCGAGGAGACGTACTGCGGAAAGAGTCCGTTGTAGGCGGGGTGCGCCTCTGCCAGCTCCATGTAGTCGCCGTCGAGCTTGAGCTGCGCCAGCTGGGTCGGCGTCAGCACGAGCGGACGGAAGCCGTCGGGAAGCACCGGCAGATTGACCTCGTCAGCCGCGAGCTCAGCACGGTTGAGCGTGTCGTAGTCCATCGGGAACTGACCCGCGACCGTGGCATCGTTGTCGGCCGTCATGCCCGCGGGGCGGACGACGACTGCGCCGTTGTCGAAGATCGCGCGCAGCGAGCGCTCGAGGAACTTGTGAAAGTCGCGCTTGAGGTGCGTTCCCACGAGAGAGCGGAGCGAGTGGACGCCCTGGGCGGCCGCGAACTTGTCGATGCCGTACGGAGCGGGGCGGCTGTTGGCCTGGTCGTAGGGACCAGCGAACCGCTTCAGGGTCAGGGACACCTGCTCACTGCCGGCGTTGATGGTCTGCGTCGAGATCGACGTGTTCAGGCCAACCTCGCGGGATGCCTCGGTGTAGGTCGTGTCCGTGAACTGTGGGCGGTTGACCCGCACCGTCATTCCGGGCAGGCCTTCGAAATTCACCTTGGCGGCGAACAGACTCGTCATGAGCGGACTCGCCATGATGAGGCGGTCGCGCTCGGCGGGGCTGTACTGCGCGCCGGCGGCCGGCATCTCGGGTGCCACCTGCGAGGTATCCAAGCTCGCGCCTAGCGCAGCCAAGAACGCCATGGCGTACAGGTACTGCGGCTCGGGCTGAGCCAGGAGAACCGGCGAGGTGACGTCGTAGAAGTTTTCGGGCAGCGACACTTGATTCAGGTCGGGCATGGTCTTTCCTTTTGCTGTTCGCTCGATGTGCCGCGCCGAGAACTAGAAAGGCGCGATCAGCTGTTGATGGCCTTCGAATGCGCGTCGTAATAGCGAGGCGCCGCGAAGGGGTTCGTCTTCAAGAGGTCCGCGTAGACGGCCTTGTGATCGACGGGTGATTCGGTGTTGGTGATGGCGCCGGGAGCCTTGCCGGCTGCCGTCGTGGATGCGCCGGTGGAACCCGTTGCGCCTGTGGCGCCGGTCGAGCCTGTGGCCCCTGTGGCGCCCTGTGCCCCGGCTGCTCCGGTGGCGCCGGAAGCGCCCCAAGTCGGGCGCAGGGACTCAATGGTTTTGAGGACCCTCTCCGGATCCTCGCCAGCGAGGTTGGTCACGGCGGCGCGCTGCAGTTCGCTGAGACCAGCGAGCTCCCTGTCGGCGTAGCCCTTGACGGTGGCCTCAAGAGCCGCCGCGCGACTCGCCTTCGGCTCGAGCTCGGCCAGCTTCGCGGCCGTCTTCTGCTCGGTGGTGAGCTTTTCCTCGTCGAGGACCTTCAGGCGATCGAGCGCCGCTTTCACGTCCTCCGGCTTCTCGACACCGAGCGACTTGAGCAGCTCCTTCTGTCCAGACTTCTTGGCCTGGTCGAGGCGGCCCTTGAGCCAGTTCTCGTCCTTCTCGGGTACGGCATCGGAAGCCGTGGCTCCCGTTGCTCCAGCTGCTGCCGTTGCGCCTGTCGCTCCCGCTGGGGTTGACCCGCCGCCAGATGCGCCGGCCCCGGCGTCAGGAGCCGGGGCTTCGTTGAACAAAACTCGACTGATAGATCGGAACATTTGCTTTCCCTCGTTCGCCCGTTAACCGCCGGCTTCGCGTGGTGAGGTTGGCTACTCGGTGACGACGGCCATGACGGACCACGCATCAACGGCATAGACGCCGTCGGTGAGTTCGGTTCCGTTCACGGCCCATGGCTTCAAGAGGACGGTGTCGCCCTTCTTGAACCCCTTGCGGGTGACCTCGGCACCAACGCCGACGACCACCCCCAAAACTGGTTCTCGCTCGCTCTCGTGCGTGCCCGGTTGCTCCCAGGCCGCACGCGCGGCCTGAAGAGCTTCGGCGTCCAGTTCGACGAATCGAACCGCGACGGTATCTCCGACGGGCTTGATCGACATCGCCGCCGATCAGCTTTCGGTGACGGTGACGACTGCCGAGACCCCGACCGCGGTCGTGAAGTCGGCCACTTCGCTCGAGCGATCCACGGCGGTCAGACTGAACGTCAGGGCATCCACCGACACCGTCATGGCGCCGAAGTAGACCTGCGCGCCGCCGTCGCTCTTGCCCGGTCCGCAGCCATGGGCCGCGCGGAGTGTGTTGGTCTTGCCGTTGCGCGTCTGGGCGGCAATCGCCGCGCCAACGCCAGCCAACTGGCCGGTGTCCTCGGACGCATCGTAGGCGGCGAAGTCAGCCGTCACGAGGTACGACTTCTCCTCGCCAAGCATGTTGACGCCCTTGGAGGCGTTGAGGAGGGTGATGCCTTTGATGGTTCCAGCGATGACTGCCATGGGGGTACGTCCTTGGTGGGTTGGTCAGCCCGGGCGAGCCGGGGGTGGTTTCAGGTGGCGGAAGCGCCGCGGATGGGCTTCACCGCGGCAAGCGGGCGCTCCGCTGCTTTGAGCAGGCGCTGCAGCTTGTCGCGCTCTGTCTCGAGCGCCTTCAGCAGTTTGATTTGGCGCTCGACCTCTCGGAGGCGGGCTTTTGCTGCCTTGACGACGTCGAACGCCTCGGGACGTTCGGTCGGTGACTTGGCGCGCCCTCGCCTCGCCGGCGCCGGCTGGGCGACTGGCATCGGACTAGCAGTGGACCGCGTCACGATGACGGCCCCGCACTCGGCGCGCGGGCAACGTTCCTGGATGCCTTGGTCCGTGAAGTCCGAGAATGGCGCCACGTCGACGCTGCAGGTCGGGCAGATCATCAGCGCTTGCGTCCTCGCACCGAGACCGCGACCGCTGCCCCGACGGTGGTGCTAGCGCCGGAGACGGCCAAGCAACGGAGTTTGCGGCCGGGGTGGCCGCCGGTGAACGAGTCGGCGACAAGCGCCGGACTGGTCCCGGTGCCGACCGTGAAAACGTCGTTCACGGGCTGGTTGCCGCTGGCACAGTAGAACGCGGCGGCTGCAGCGGCCGTACGCTGCGGAAAGGCCAGCCAATCGACCCAGGCCGCCAGGCCATCGTCATAGCGCTGGAGATAGACGTTCAGCGTCCCACCGGTGTTACCCGGAAAGCTCGCCGTAACGTCGATCTCGTCGAACCGTTCGAGGCCAGAGATCTCGGCGCCGACGACCGCGGTTCCTGGGGCAGCGGGGGCACTGCCCGTGATCGTCTTGGTCTCGATCACTCGCTGGCCCCTTCGCCGTTCGTCTCAGCTGCGCCGTCGCCACCCTCTTCCTTCGGGACAGCGTCGGAGGCCAAGAGCGCCTCGAGCAGCTTGGTCTTGTTGAGCGAGCTCGCGCCCTCGATGCCGCGCGCCTTGGCGAGCTCGAGCAGTTGCTTCTTGACGAGGCCGTCGTACGGACCGGGAGCCACGTCGCCACCCTCTTCCTTCGGGACAGCGTCGGAGGCGCCAAACGACGCCTCCCCGCACGCGAGACACGTCGGCGCCGCGTCGTCGGCGGTGTTCTTGCAGCAGAGGCAGAGCTTCATTGCAGACCTTCCAAGGAGCTTTCGAAGAAAACAGGGATGTGCGGATTGGCTTCGCGCCAACCGTTGAAGATGGTTCGGGTGCCGACCGTCTGTGCGATCTGGCCACTGAGCATCTCGGGTACCTTTGGGCGCTCCAGGTAGACGACGTAATCCACTGCGAGCCCGGGGTAGCGAATGCCGTCCACCTTCGGACCGCGGAGAGCCCGCGCTACCTGGACGCCCTCGACGATGAAGCTCGGCAGCGCGTGAGCCGCGGCCATGAGTCGCATCGGAGTCTCGGGTTCGTATCCTCCGACCACGAGAATCGAACCCGAAGCAGCATCGATTTCTTCGTCCTCGTGGACGCTGTGAATGACCGGGCGCCCGTCACTCAGTCGCGACAGCGTCGTCTTGCCCATCTTTGGGCCGCCGACCAGCGCCACCCGCGGGAACCTTCGCAGGATCTCCCGAAACACCACTTCGATCATTGCCGGTCGACCATCGTTTCAATGCGGCGATCTCGCGCTCTTCCTTGGCGAGGCGGTCCGCCTTGATGCGCTCCTTCAGGGCCTCGACGTCCTGGACGCCAAAGATCTGGGCGGCGCGCTCGATGGCGGTTTCGCTGTCGAGCAGGCCCTTCTCGGCTGCCAGCGCGATGAGCTCGATGAGCTGCTTCTGCTCGGCGGGGTCGGGCTTGTAGAACGAGCCGAACACCGTCTCGATCTCGACGTCGTCCTCGGTGCCGAGCGCCTCAATGGCTTCCGGGAGCCCCTTGACCTTCAGGGTCTTGCCGAGCTTGCGCGCGAGGCGCAGCTGCATCTTGAGGCAGGGGACCAGGAAGCCGTCGCGGAAGTCCTCGCGAATCTGGCTGCAGCGGTCGAGCTGCTTGGACTTGATGGCCTCGAGCGCCTTGCCCGACGTCGTGGCGGCAAACTTGATGTTCTCGGGATCGAGGAAGACGACGCAGAGCGCTTCCTGAATCTTGATGCGCAGGTCTGAGCAGTTGTCCTGCTGAGCCTTCAGCGCACCGGCGGAGTAGTCGAGGACCTCGACCTTGGTGGTGTGGTCGGGGTACTGCCAGACGTGGCTTGGGCCCTTCTTGCGGGCCTCTTGTGTGGCCGGACCGGTTAGGAAGTGCCCGGTGATGGGGTTATCCGCCGTGGCTGGCCCGCCGTGCTCCGTCGTCGGCACCATGGCGGTGCGACCGGTCCCCGTGGGGTTGTGGCCGGGTGGGACGCCGATCTCGCAAATCTGCGGCTCGCTGTAGAGCGCGCCGCGGTGCCACTGGCTGCGCGCGATGTCGTGCGCCTGAATCTCGTCGGTGATCCACTGATGGATCGCCTTGCCGTCGATGACGTTGACGGGCTGGCAGCCGCGCATGAACGCGTACCAGACGACCGGGACGAACCCGAGGGAGTGTTTGGTCGACTTGGCCGGGTCGGCTTCCCAGACAGGAGCGCGCCCACCCGGGTCGGCCTTGGCCGGCTTGAAGACCGTGTCGCTCCCGGTGTCGATGACACGCCGATAGAGCATGGCCTCGACGTGCCAAGTGCCGTCGTTGTGCTTCTGTTCGTCGAGGTAGGGGTACTCGATGGTGAGCTTGGCGATCTCGCCGTCGGTGCCCTCTTCCGGGGTGCACCACTTGGCCGGCAGGAGCTCGATGAAGGGCTTGCCGTTCTTCGCGCCGAGCAGCGCCACCACGGTCCCGCATCCCTGGGCGGCCGTCAGAGCCTCTCGGCAGGCCGTCGGGAACCGCGAGAGCTCGTGGTACTTGGTCAGGAAGGCGTCGACCGGATTGGCCTGGGCGGCGCCCTTGGCGGGAGCGCTCTGAGTCTGCTCGCCAATCGCGAACCGCGGAAAGCGCGCCTCACCCAGGCAAAGGTCCGTGTTGGACTGGGCCGCGATCTGGACGACCGGGTAGACGACGCAGGGCTCGCGCTCCCAGAGAGGAACTTCGCTGCTGAACCACTCGGGGCGTCCCTTGTATTGCGTGCCATCGACCCAGCGCTCGAGCCACTCGAGCCGGCGGTAGCGCGGACTCATGTTGGCCAGCGCGGCCTTGTTGGCCTGCTCTTGCCCGTGCAGCTGGTCTTGGGTGGTCATCGGCCGGAGGTGACGTGGCGACCAGCCAAGGCCCGGCCGAACCGCCGAGAGAGCGCGTAGCGAAGCGCGTCCATGGCGTGGTTGTTCTTGTCCTCGGGCTCTTCCGAGAAGGTCCCATCGGGGTGCTTCTTGCGCCGGTAGAGCCCGAATTCCCGGATGGTGTTTCGGCACCCGGGAGCGAGATAGAGGCGGGCATAGGGCGCCGCCTTCTCGCGAAATCTCTTGTGCAGCATCTCGGCGACACGCCCGATCCCTGCTCGGATGGGCTTCATGTCGGCCGGGAGATCCTCGACGCGGATGCCAAGCGCCCGCCAGTCTCGAATGCGGTCCTGGCGCGAAGGGTCGACCGTGAAGGCGGCGAACATCCAGGCCTTGGCTCGCTCGTCCCAGGTGCCGTTCAGACACTCGGACTCGTACCACTCCTGCAGGACCCAGGCCGTGGCGTCGTTGCCATGGCCCTGTACGCCGATCAGCAGCAGCACGCCGGGGTCGACGTCGCCGAAGTCACCGCCGACGATGAACTCGGAAAAGGCACTGAGTGCCGGGGGCGCCCTGACGTGGAACGCCTCCTCGAACGTGTAGATGAGCCCTTCACCGGCGTCGTGGTCGGCTTCCCACTCGCGCTTGAAGGTGGCCTCAGGCGTCGTCGCCTTGGCCTTGGCGACGGCCTTGGGGCTGACCGTCTCCGGGGCGTCCCGGTAGGTGGCGTGGAACGCGTAGACAGCCTTGATGGCCTCGGCGTTGTCTGGCTCGACCCCGACGACCTCCGGTTCTTCGCCGGCTCGGAGACGCGCGCCCTTCCGGCCATCGTCGAGCGTCCGATACAGGAGCCCGTGACGCCCGCGCGTCGGAGTGCCGCCGAGCAGCTCCATCTGCAGCGACCAGGGCTCAGAGAGCCAGGGCACCGCGACCGAGTCGTGGACCTCGGCATCGATGTCGTCGACCTCGTCGCTGTCGACCAAGTCGCAGCGCATGCCGCGCGCCGTCTTGCTCGCGTAGAGCCGGGCCGGCATCGGCTTCACCCAGCTGCCGCCGGGGAACCGAACCGCGCCGCTTTGCGCGTTGTACTTGCCGCCTAGGAACGACCAGTCCTCGCCGAGCTCCGAGAGGATCCCCTCCGAGTGGACGTCCTTGAACTGCTTCAAGGTCGGCATCAGGGCGATGACCCGCACGCCGCGGAACGGCTTCAGGGCATCCTGGCGCAGCACCCCGTCCCATTTGGCGACAAGGTTCCACCAGATGAACCGGTGAAACCACGACTTGCCGACGCCCCGGCCCCAGTCCGTCAGGACCGTGTTTCCCGGGAGGACTACGGTGTAGGCATCGAACTGCGGCCGATTGAGCTGAAAGTTCAGCTCGACCTTGCGCGGCTCACGCGCCAGCATTCGCGACCAAGACGCCGCCTGGCCCGTGGATGTTGATCGTCACGTTGGCCGGGACATGGCCAGTGCCGCCTTCCGGTGGCGGCGTCGCTCCACGCTGGCTGCCGCCGAGAGCCTTGTAGAAGTCGACCAGCCCCCGAAAGTACTGGGGCTTGGGGTTCTGGTACGTGAACGACTTCAGTCCCTTGTCGACAGCGATCTGGGCGAGCTCCCGCGGACTCAGGTCTTTCGTGAGCACCCGGCCCCCGACTTCGACCGCACACTCGAGCAGGAGGGCCTCGACCTTCGGCAGAACACGTGCGCGTAGCTCCGCACGCTGCTGCACGAAGGTCTCGTCCTTCTCCAGCTCTTTGGCTAGGCCGAAGCACGTCCCGAGCGGAATCTTGCAGACCTTGGACGCCTGCCGGATGACCCCGAGTTCGAGCAGCGCTGCCCTGAATTCGAGGCGTCTCGCTTCGGTGACGCGCGGTGCGCCCATCTTGCTTGCTCCCAACGCCCGTTACCGGCGGCGACCCGTGGGGGAGTGCTGCCATCGGGACAGCGACCGACTCGATTCCTCGAGCGAGGGTGGACTTTTTCAGGCAGGGAGCCGCGGACGGCTTCCGATGACCAGCACGACTCCGCGCCGCACTGTCCGGTGTACCGGCACCCAGGCGTCCTGAGTGGGCACGGTCACGCGCTGGCTGACTTGGACGTCACCATCGATGCGCCTGGCCCAGCTGGCTGCCGTTCGGGTGTGCTGAGAGATCGGGTGGAACATCGGGACGCTTTGGCCCGGTCGCGACCGACTAGGCCTCAGGGCCATCGTCACGACTGCCTGTGCGATCGTGGCCCCCTTTATCCCCCTGGCGGCTTTTGACCGATTGTGTCCCACGATGTCCCAGGATCGCCTGAGCGCTGAGCCCCGACAGAGCACTCACGGAGCCAATTAGAGCCGCTTGCGATGCCTGGATGCCCTCGATGGCTTTTTTCTGCGAATGCAGCAAATGACGGTGAGCGATGGTCCTCCGGTCCAGGACATCGACCCGGTCGTGGACCTCCGAAAGGGCCCTCTCGATGTCGACTGGTTCGGCCTCGAGGAGCTGCTGCAGGACAGCCGGATTGACCTCCCGGACGCCGCCCGTTCGGTCGCGCCACCTCAGGAGCTTGCCCGTGTAGGGGTGCACCTCATTGCGGCGCTCTAGCCGGCGCCTGGCCTGTCGGGACGACACCCCCATCTCCTGAGCGGCCTCCCGCATGCTGAGCCAGCGTCGGCTCATCGAGAGGGCCTCGCGGGGCACTCCACGTCGCCAGCCTGCAGGCGCTCGACGTCCAGCCACTCGATGTGCGCCTTCCGGCTGGCTTCCTCGACTCGCCGACGGAGCGGGGCCACCACGTTGTCCTTCTTGGCGCCTCCCTTGGCGATGGCGTCTTTGAGCGCCGCTTGGTCATCGGCCATGTCCCAAGCGAGGGACGTCAGCTCACCGAAGACGCCGCGCAGACCCGGGATAGACGCCAGGCGCCCCCGCTGGCCCTTGCCGTCCGCGGTCGCGATCCCGTCGTCCCGGTACCGGCTGTAGAGCACTCGCTGGGCCTCCTCGCTGAGGCCTAGCCAGGTCTGCCTGAGCCGGCGCCAGCGCTTCACCGCGCCCATGCTGTCGAGGCGCCTGTCGTGTAGCGGTCCAGTGTTGGCCGGGTTTCTCGAGCCGCCACCTGCCGGGTCGATCGCCATGCCCTGCTCGCCGAGCTCGCCGGCGGCGTGGACCAAGAGCCACCTGATGTCGTCGTTGGTGCGAGTCTTGTCGACTCGCGACTTCGGCGCGCGCCCAACCAGCTCGCCGTTGACTCTCGCCCGCGTTTCTCGCTTCTGCTCGTGCTCTGCCATGTGCTAGGTTTCTCCTGTCCTGGAAGACCTGAGAGCCCCACGGCGAAAGCTGCTGGGGTTTTCTGTTAGTCCCTGGACGCCTCCTCCAGCAGCTTCTCGAATCGCTTGCGCTCTCGGCGCCAGCGCCTGAAGTCGCTCGCGGCCAGGACCACGAGCCCGACCACGACGACGGACAGCCACGCCAGGAAGCCGATGATGTCCGCCATCACCCAGGCGTCGAGAAGTTCTCGGCTCATGCCCCGGCCCCAGCCCTGACGTGACACGACCGCGCCAGCCGCTTGATCTGCCGCTGCAGGGACGCCATGGCGATGTCGGGCATGGTCCGGACTTCCCCGGCCCAGCTGAGCCCTTCCATGCGGTCCTCGACGCGAGCCAGCCAGCCACCGGTCGACACCGGCAGCAGCACCAGGAGGAGGTTCGGCTCCCCGGAGGGTCCCAGGTAGGTGTTGCCGGCGTCGTGGGACATGAGGCGCACCTGGCGCCCTGCCCAGCGGACCGTGAGGGGGATGGGGCGGTCGGTCAGGCGGCCCTCCGCTTCTTTGCCTTGGGCTCGCGCGGCACCAGGATGCCACCGTGGCCACCACGGATGAGGCCGTGGTTCATCACCACCCACGCGTCGAGCTCGTCGGCCGTCCAGTCCTGAGGCGCCCCCATGGCGCGCAGCGCCGCGTGGACCTGCTCCTTGAGCGATGGCGGTCGGAGGTGCTTCGGCAGTCTTGGCTCGCCCTTGGGCCTCCTCGGTGCCGAGAAGCACCCCACGTTGGCGCGTGCCGAGCTCGCCACCACGGCCGCGAACTCGATGCCCTCGCGGTAGAGCGCCGCCTTCACGACCCCGCCCAGCTCGCCCAGCTGGTGAGAACGGGCGTCACCCTTGCCGTAAGCATAATCTTCGATCCACACCTTGGTGACGCCGTGGGCTTGGAGGCAGGTCACGATGGCCTCGGCGATGCCGATGGTGCGCCGCGCAAGGTCGCGCGCTGTCGCCGTCCCCTCGAGGGACAGGCCGACCGTGCGCACGATGATGCGCCCCCAGTCCAGCGCCGGGGCCCAATCGGTGGGCCCAAGCGCCAGAGCGGAAGCCCTGAGGGAGAGGTCGAGACCTCCAATCACTCGGCAGAGGCTCCTGCGCGAGCGCGCCCGCCTTTGCCCTTGGTCTTTGCCGGCGGCTTACCGGCCTTCGGCGCTGCCTTAGCTGGCGCCGGCTTGCCCGTTCCCTTGGGGTCGAGGTCCATGATGTCGAGCTGGCGCTCCTCCTTGTTGAGCGGCCGCGTGAACTCCGGCAGCACCTTGCCGTCGGAGACTCTGATGGTTTCGACCTGGCCGAGCTGCTCGTTGAGCTTCTCGTAGATCTCGACCTTCACGTGTTGGATACCTGACTCGATGGTGTCGAGCAGGGCCTTCTGCTCGGCCCGGAGGTCTTTGAGCTTCTGGTTGTAGTCGGACACGTCCGCGGCCTTGCAGGCCTGCACCTCCAGGATTTTCCGGTCCACCACCGCGAGGTGGTCGGTCTTCTCCTGCCGGTCCTTGCTCGCCACCTTGACGGGCATGTCGATCAGTTTCTTTTCGCCTAGTGCCATGTTTTCTCCTTGATTGGTTGCTCGGCCGCGGGCTGAAGGTCAGCCCCGGTAGTTGTCGTGCTCGTCGTCGAAGAGCGACGGATCGTCGGGCGCCAGGTTGAAGAAGCGCGTGCTCGGCCCGTGAAACTGGGTCCTCACCATGCCGGTCGACCCGCCCTGCCGGAGCTTCCGGACCAGCACCTCGGCCATGCCGTCGTTCGGCTCGTCGGGCTTCCGGTAGTAGTCCTCGCGGTAGAGCATGAAGACGCCGAAGGCCGTCTCCTCGATCTCGCCCGAGTCCCGTAGGTCGGCGAGTGTCGGGCGCTTGTCGCCGGGGCGCTTCTCGACGTCGCGGTTGAGCTGGGAAAGCTCCATGACCGCGCAATCGAACTCCTTCGCCATCTCCTTGTTGGCCCGGGCGATCTCGCCCACTTCGTTGGCCTTGTTGCGGTTCCTCGACGAGCCGTCCTGCGCCTTCACGAGCTGTAGGTAGTCGATGCAGATGAGCCCGAGCTTGACGCCCGGACGCTCCGCCTCGAGGCGCTTCTTGGCGCGCCGCACCGCCGACCGAATCGACTGCACGGTGTGAGAGCCCGCGTCATCGATGGCGAGCGGCAGGCCCTGCAGGCGCTTGGTCGCCGCCATGTAGCGGGACCAATCGTCGGCGCTGAGCTTGCCGCGCTCGATCGCCTTGATGGACATCGAGCCCACCTGGGCGATCGCGCGCTGCGTCAGCTGGTCGCGCGGCATCTCGATCGAGATCAGGACGACGCCGTAGCCGCATTCCGCGACGTGCAGACCAACCGACACCATGAAGCCCGTCTTGCCGATCCCCGGCCTGGCCGCGACGGAGTACTTGTTGCCCCGCTTCATGCCGTTGATCGCTTCGTCGAGCTCCGTGATGCCGGTCGGGATGCCCGAGAAGGCGGATTCGTTCCTGGCCCGCTCCGTGATGGATCGCCCCTCTTCGCGAATGAGCTCCGTCAGGGTCCAGATGGTCTTTTGCTCCTCGCCCCTCGTGATGCCGTCGAGGTCCGCCGCGATGTCGAGCATCCAGGCATCGAGCTGCGGCCCTGTGCCGGCGTCGCTGTAGCCCTCGGCGGCCGCGCGTTGGCAGCGGGCGATGACGGTGCGCGCTCGCCACTTGTCGCGCACCACGCGCGCATGCTCATCGACGTGGGCGATCGCCGGCGTCGCTTCGACGAGCTCGGCGAGGTAGGCGGCGCCGCCGGCTTGCTCGAGGCGCCCCTGGTTTCGGAGCACGGACGCGATGAGCGGTGTGTCGACAGGGCGGTTCTCCGCGATGAGAGCCTCGACGGCCTCGAAAACCAGTGTGTGCCGGGGGTCGTAGAAGTGTTCCGCCTGCAGGATGGCTCGCACGACGTCGAATGAGTCGCGGTCCAGCATGATTGCCGACAGCACGGCCTGCTCGGTCGGGATGTCGCAGGGTGGAACCCTGCCAGCGGATGGGCCGAGTTGCTTCATCAGGCCGATTCCCCGCTGACCGTGATGCCTAGCTTGCGGTCGGTTTCTTCGCGGAGGCGCCTTTCGGCTCGCTCGCGTCTCGCCACTGCCTCGGCGGAGGCTGGGCCTGGTCCGTTCATGAGATCTCGTGTCGTCGTTGGCTCGACCAGCTTTCCTTTTTTGGACTTATGCCGGAGATCTTCACGAGCGTTGGCCATCCACTTCGCTCTGGAGTGCCGTCTTCCGGCTCCGGCACCGATCGTCCAGTACTCGACGAACTCACTCAGCCCCGCTCGAATGGCTGCTTCCGACACCTCGAGCTTGGTCGCCATGATGGCGATCACGGTTTCTGGCAGGGGTTCTGGTGGGCAAAAGACCTGGGTGGGGTCCGCATCGAAGATCTGGATCTCAGGTTCGGGGAGGTCGGGGGCCAGGACGGGTGCCTCACCCGTGTTCCGTTCCCTTCCGTTCCCTTCCGTTCCCTTCCCTTCCCCACGTGTCGCGTCGCCCACGCGTCGCCCACGCGTCCTTGACCCGTGCTCCTCCGGTGCCTCACCGGTGGCGCTCGCGTCTAAGTCTTCAGAGTCACTCGCCGAATCCGGCGGCGGCGGGAGAACCGACTTCTCCTCGCGGCCGTTGATGAGCTGGTGCTTCGTGAAGTTCGGGACGTACCCGTACGCGCGGCCATCCACCACGTACCGGACGATGAACCCACGCGACACCAACGCGTCGAGGACGTGTGCGAGGTCGCCATTCCAATAGGGGAGGACGCCCGCCTTGAGGGTCCTCGGCTTCCACTCGAAGCGGCCTTCCCGGTCGGACCAGTTCCAGAGCCCGGTGAAGACTCGGAAGATGGGCAGGCCCGTGTCCTGCTCGAGGTCCCATAGGTCCTCGTCGGTATGGGCCTCGGGCTTGATGGTGCGGATCCTGGGTCTCACTCGGTTTTGTCCTCCCTTTCCCATTCGGCAATCGTGCGCAGCATCTCCTGGCGCCACGACCAGTAGCTGCGGGCTTTCTTCGACCACGCCCGCTCGCTGTCGACGCTGGAACCAAGGCGCAGTGCGCGCCGGATGAGCTCGAGCGCGTCGTCCAGGTCGACGTCGTCGAAGCGCTTCTTCAAGACCCCGCGGATGTAGTAGGCGTCGCGAGCGAAAGGGTCGCGCTCCTGCATCTCGTCGACGGCAGCGATCCGCGGGATCAGGTGGAATGCTTCGGTCATCGAAGACGGGGTGCATTTCCCATCGTCCCCCCGGACCAGCTCCTTGGCCGTGGCCGCGCGCATGGCCACGAGTACCCGCTCCAGTCCCCAACGCTTCGTCCACTTGCCGACCTGTCCGCGGCCGTACTCGTTGAGGCCGATGCTGCCTGTGAGCTCACGCCAGACGCTCTCCACCATCACCACGACGTCGGCGTCGAGGTTGATGAGACCTCGCTGCCACTCGACCATCATTTCGAGCTGCTCGCGGCGCTCCTGCAGGTCCTCGAGCTGCTGCCGCTGCTTGTCGAGCACCGTTGAGTCGTCGAGTCGGCGGGCGCCCTTGCCGAGGTTGCAGTCGACACACGAGGTGATCAGATTAAGCGGATCGTCCGTGCCGTCGTCGACCACCGGCACGATATGGTCGACATGCAGGATTACCTCCGGTGCTTTCTTGCCGCAGTACTGGCAGGCGAAGGAGTCACGCTTGAAAACCTCGAAGCGACGGGACTTGGAGAGGGGTTTGCGTTTAGTCATGTTGACAGAGTAGCTCCCTCTCCAAAGACGCAATCCCACGCAGCAGCACGGCCTGTTCGATGCCCCGGCGCCCCACCTTGAGCGGTTCGCCGAGCTCGGCCGCGAATGCGACCGCTAGTGCCTCAAGGCGCTCGACTAGGCCCGGCGGCACCCGCACGACCCTCGGCAGGTAGTGGACGGTGGCGAGCTTGCCGTCAGCCACGCGACACCTCCTCGCCTAGCCACTTGAGGGCAAGCTGGAGACCGGGCTCCCATTCGGGGACGTAAAAGAGGCTACCGGTCGCCAGCGCCACGGCGGCCGACACGGCGCTGCCGCAGCACCCACCCGACCAGTGGAGAGCCTTGACCAGCCCCGGCGCGTACCGAGCACGGCGACGCCAGCACCAAGGCAAGCCGCGGCCGGTCCGAGCTGCTCGGGTGCAGCGCTCGCGCCACCGTTCGAAGGGGGTCAAGCGGCCCTCCGGTCGGACCCAAGTGGGGCACCTGGTAATACTGGTGAAGCTTCACCACTATGGTGGTCGCGGGCGTCCTCCGGCGGGGTCTGGGGGCCCGGGAACTGGCCTAAATGCCGCTGGTTTTCGCTTGCCGGATAGGTTCGAGTCCTACCGCTGGAGCCAACATCTACCGATAGAATCAGCCGGAAGTCCCGGCCTTCACCGGTATCTTCACCAGAATGACCCGCTTCGACTCGGCTTCCGCGACCACTGAGCGCGCGGCCCGAAGCGTCGGTCTTACGTACTTCGAAGTCGTCGAAGTGTGCAGGTGGCCCGCTAGTCCTTGGACGCCCGGCAGGTTGCCCGTGAGCTCGAGCAGGTGCGTGATCGCCGCCGAGCGGAAGTGCTGGCCTGTGAAGATCGCCGCCTTCGATTCCGGCAGGACCTTGCGGGCAGCCTCCTTGAGGTAGGGGCCCGCGCGGTGCTGCCCGAAGATGAGACCGGCCTCCGGCGCGACGCGCTCGAGCTCCCGGATGGCGCGCTGCGTCAATGGGATCGCTCGCCCGTAGAGTTCCTTGTCGTCCTCGGCCGAGAGCGACAGTTCGTTGCTGCCCGGTGACCAGTTCTCCGGCACCGAAAGCTTGTCGAGCGTCTCGGGTCGCAATGTCGTGTCGTACGCCACCACGAACCGCGGCCGCACCCACCAGCCCCGAGCCGACTTCTCGGGCAGGAGCTCCAGGATGCGCTCCACGTCGGCCGGGTTGATCTCCGGGGCTCGGGAGCGCCGCCGGTGCCGGTAGGGCGTCCCGGCGACCTGGCGCGGCACCTCGGGGACCTCGGGTCGGTTGTCCTCGAAGAGCCAGCCGATGAAGACCCGGAGCGCCGACATTTCGCTCCTGACGGTCTTGCCCCTGGCGACCTTCAGTCGGCCCCGGCAGTACACCGCCATGGCGTCGGCCGTGAGGTCGTCCGTCGTGGGGAACGCCTTGATCCAATAGCCGGCGTACTTGCCGTACAGGACGAGCGTCGACTTGCGGATTGGATGATCGCTCAGCCATTCGCGCGTGACCTCCGCGAGGGTGACGCCTGGTGGCTGTTCGACCGGACTAGCCTTAGGCCCTCGGCCGGTGTCGAGCCGCTCGCCTCGGAGGACGGCGAGCCAGATCGCGTGCCCGACCCGATGAGCCTCTGTGCTCGTGCTCTCACCCGTGCCGTACTCGTGCCGTCGCCCCTCGTGGGTGAAGCGGACGTAGAAGAGACGCCCGCGCTTGATGATCTTGTGCCCCAGTGTTCTGCGACCCATCGTTCTAGCTCCGAGACCACCACGAGGCGGCGAGTGCCGATCGCTACCACGGGGACGTGGGGCAAAATCTCGGCACGAAACATCGTCTCGGATATGTCGAGTGATGCCGCGGCTTTGGCGATGCCAAGGAGGAGCTTCACCACGGAATCTCGTCCTCCGACCGCGCCGCCGCCGGGGTATGCTCCGCCGAACTCGGCTCCGCCCGCAGCGCCGCCAGGATCTCGTCGGCGGCATCGGAGCGACCCTCCTCGTAGGGGCTCCGGAACTCGTCGCTCTCGTCGAAGCCCGCTTCCCAGATGGCGTGCGCGAGGCCACGGGCGCGCTGGTTGACCTCCAGGGCTTCCGCCTCGCGGTCCATGGCCTTGCGCGCCACGTAGAGGCCCAGGAAGGAGACTCCGGCGAGCAGTAGGTGGGCGAGCCAGTGCAGCGCCTCACCCATGGTCGTGCTCCTTGGGCTTCGGCGCCGTGGCTTCGAGGTTAGCTCGGGTGTCGTCCGTCATGCGACGCAGCTCTGCCCAGCCTTCTGGCGTGAGCCAGCCAAGCCAACTCAGAACTTCCGCAGCAACCGTCACGTTCCAGCCAGTGACCATGTCGAACTTGCGGCCCACATTGATGCGCTCTCGGAGGTCCAGCGCCACCTCGGCGGCCTGGGTCAGGATGTTCTCCTGGTCGGAATCGAGCTTCATGCGGGCCTCGCTTCCGCCAGGACAGCCCAGCGCACGAGGTCCTCGACGGACGTGAACACGGGCCTCCCGAGCTCGACCATGCGGGCGCGCTCACGGACGGAGCCGCTCGACTGCTCCCACCCGGGTACCATCAGGATGCAGTCGCAGCGCTCACACATCTCCATGGTGGCGCGGTACCAGAAGTCAGGCGACCCCGGCCCCTGCTTGAAGTAGCGACCGATCGAGTGCGGGACCAGGCACGCCACGAGTTCCGTCGACGAGATGACCCGCCGCGCCGCGTCCTCGGCGGCCCGGATGTTGAGCTCGACCTTGGTGTCGTCGGTGGCCGTGAAGGGGCCGGCAATGTAGGCGAGGATCATTCGACACCTCCGAACGCCTGGCGCGCAGCAACCATCAGCTCCTCGTCAGAGGCTTCCCCCCACCCGTGCTGCTCGATGCCGATCGCGTCGTAGAACGACTGGAGCACCACAAGGTCGCCTGAGAGCCCCATCTCCGCTCGTTCGAAGTCGTCCAGAAGGTTCCGAATTGTCTGCGGGTTCTCTGGCACCCCAGGGAGCACCATTGCACGGAGCGCACCAAGGGATTGTTCGAGCTTGGCCTTCGCCTCTTGGACGAGGCGGTGCTCACCGGCGGCCCAAGCATCAATGGCAGCGAGGGTCGTCACGCTGACACCGGCCCTTCCCGGCCCAGGCGAGCCCGTTCCGCAGCCAAGAGTCGAATCCCCAGCCGCGTCACCTCGGCGCCGCGCACGAGCACCATGGGGCCCATGTCCCATCCCTCGACGCGGATGGTTCGCCGGTCGCACCAGACTTGGAATCCCGCCGCGCGCCTGGCGCAGCCGTCCATGCTCGACTCGTAGAGGGCTTCGACGAACGAGATGAGGCCCGGCCCCGCGAGGTCGTGCCGCATGCCGCGCCAGACCAGCGTCGTGTGGTCGGCGCGGACGCCGGAGCGGTAGGCGTCGAGGGAGAGGACCCGGGCTGTCATGCGGCCCCCTTGAGCTGCGTGAGTATCGCTTCGGGCACCGTCCACCAGCCGAGAGCTCCGCCACAAACGACCGGCTTCGCGAGCGGCCGCGGACCGCGGACCATGATGGCGAGGCTCCCCGGCACGTACCAAGCGGAGTCCGGTGGGTCGTCGGGGAACCGGTAGCCCGTGACCTCGATGCTGCCGACGATGTGTCCGCGGAGCGCGTCGCACTGGCCGACCAGGTCCGGCCCGAACCGCTCGGTCGTCTTGTCGAGCAGGCCCCCAATCAGGTCGTGGTCGTCGACGCGGTAGGTTTCGTCGCCCGGGTGAGCCCAGCCGAGCGACTCCCAGAGCGTCTCGGCCATGAGCTCCACATCGTGGATGAAGCACTTGCGCGCCGTCGGGCTCTTGAGCTGCGCGTAGCTGCCCTTGAATCCGGTCGAGCCCAGGCTCGCGTGAACCCAGACGCGGCCCGTCACGGTCTTCGGGAAGCCGCGACTGCGGTTCTCGACGTCTTTGCCGCGCATGAGCGCCCAGGCCCATGGCGCGTGGAGCGAGATTGCGCGCGTCGGCAGCGCCTCCGGCATGACGAACGTCTCGCCGTCGAGCCGGGAACTGGCCAGTGCTTCGCGAACGGTGCTCATCGCTTCTTCGCCTCCTCAACCAACCCCCGGACATGCTGAGTCGCCTTCTGGAGACGCCCCCACATGTCGGAATCGTTCGGCGCCCCGAGCAGGAGCTGCAGGACGTCCGCGGACTCGGCGTCGACGGCGCCACGCTTGCCACCGTCGCGGTAGTGGCCGAGCCGCTGGGCCTGGGCGCGGGACAGCTCCGAGCAGGCAGCCGCGAGCTCGCCGCACTCCTGGATGACCTTGAGGTCCTGGCGGCCACCACCGTTCAGGGCCCGGAGCTCGCGCTGGGCAGCGGCTGCTTCCTGGAGGAGCGCGATGTTGGCGGGGGAGAGGGCTTCGGCCATCAGAGCAACGCCTCCCGGAGTCCCATGAAGGTCTTGACGCGCTTCGGGAGGCCGACCGGACGGAACAGGTCAGGACCACTCCAGCCACGCTTCAAGCGCTCGCGAATGGTCGGGCCACTGACCCCGGAGCGACGCGCGGCCTCCATGAGGTTCATGCGCGCGCCCTGGAACTCGAGCTCGATGCAGCCCTTGCGGTTCTGGTTCTGCTCGCGCCAAGTCGCCCACCGGCAGTTGCCGCGGACATAGCCCTTGGTGCTATCGATGCGGTCCAGAGTTGTGCCGGGCGGCCGCTCACCCATGTCGGCCAGGAAAGCCTCGAAGGAGCCCGCCCAGTCCGGCTCAACCTCCAAGCCGCTGTAGATGCGACGCGAGCGCTCCGAGGAGCATTGTCCCTTTGCGCGTGCCTTCATTCCCGACCAGATCCGCCAGGTGCTCGTGTGTCTCATGCCATGCGTCTTGCTCCGCGCGGACTTCCTCGCCGCCAGCGTGCAGCCGCAGCAGACGGTCTTGCCGCTCGTTAGGCCTTGAACCCTTGCCCGGCACTCGCTCCCGCAGCCGCACCGACAGATTGCAACCTTGGACTGGCGCTCCAGAACCACGAGCAGCCCGAAGCGCTCACCGACCACGGCTGTCTTGGGGTGTCCGCCTCGACACACCGTCGACTTCCCTGAACGGAGGTCGCTGCCGGCCACCCGCGATTGCTTCCCGCATGAGCAACGAACCAACCAGGTGCCGGCGCCCACGTGCTCCAGCGCCGTCCATTCGCCGAATGTCTGGCCTGCGAGGTCAAAGAAAGGCCTAGCCATTCAGAGCCTCCCCGCTATCCGGTTGAACGCCGCTACTCGCTTCGGCGCCCCCCCCCATGGCCCACAGAAGGGCGAGCCATCGGGATTCCGACGGCCGGTCGCGTAGAGTGAGACCGCGCCTTCGAACGTCCCGCACTGGCGCCACGCCCAGGAGAGCAGGCGAGCGGCGTTGTCGGCCGACTCCTCGAGTGACTCGGGCAATGGCTGGACCTCGTGCTGCCAGCATCCGACGGCCGGGCGCAGCGTGAAGTCCTCGCACACGCTTTCGTCGAAGTGGCTCTCGGCCTCACCGACCGCCATGAGGGCAATGGTCATGTCGCGACGGGTCGGGTAGGGGCGCTTCCTCGCGGCGTCCTCGATGACCACGGCGTAGCGACGGAGGCGCTTTTTGGTTGCCACCGGGTCCGTGCCAGGGGCCGCAATGCGATGCAGCTCGCGCTGGATTGGACCCGGCGCGAAGTCGTCACCTCGCGCCGCCAACGTGAGCGAGCACGCCACCGTCAGGACGTTCCACGCCACTGCCGCGGCCAGGAATTTGACGCTGGTGCGCATCATGCTGCGGTCTCCCTGGCTGCCCTGGCGAACGCCCGTAGGCCCGACTCGCCGCAGCTCTCCGAATGGCCCTCCAGGCCGCGCCGCTTGAGCACCTTGGTGAGCGCCTCGACCTCGATCATCCGGATGCGCTCACGCGTGACGTTGAGCAGCTCGCCCACGTCGCTCAGCGACATGCCGTCTTGGTCGGCTACGTCCAGCGCGCAGGTCTCCGGTAGCTCGTCGAAGTCGAGCCCAGGGAAGTTAAATTTGATGTTCCCGGTGGTCGGCGAGACGTCGAGGAACAGATTGTGGCGGCAGGAAAAATACGGGCAGGGCCGCTCCATTGCCATGCACTCGCCACGGGTCGTGGGCCTATCGTGGTCGACGTCACCAGCGAGCAGTGCATTGGTCTCGCGCTCGCGCTTCGTCATGCGACGGATCGAGACCGTGGTCGCACGAAGCACCGGCAGGTGACGCCGGGACCGCCGATCGTCCGTCGTCAAGACACCACCTCGAAGCGCCCGATGCCGACGCGCTTGATTTTTCCGCTCTGCTGCAGTGTCCAGAGTTGCGTCCGGAGCTTCTGCAGCGTGCCGGGCAGCGAGTCGCCGTAGACCCGCTTGGCGATCTGAGCCCCTGGCATCGCAGGGTTTTCGCGGAGACAGCTCAGGATGCCTTCGCCAGATCCCATCGTGCGTCCGTGAGTCGGCGCTGGGGTGGCCTTCTGCTCGGGAGCCTTGGGGGGGGGCGGCTCGTAGATGACGGGCGCTGGCGGCGAGGGCTTGGCCGCAACTGGAGACGGCGCCGTGGCGGGCACCGGCGCCGAAGCCGGCAGCGCGACCTCCTGCTGCTCCACGGCAAAGACCTGCGTCCCGCCTCGACCGAGCAGCTCGCGCAGAGTGCGCACCACGGCGTCAGTCGCGTCCGGTCCCTCGACGTCGTAGTCGACAATGACGATTCGGCAGTAGCTCATCCCTACCAGGCCTCCGCAAAGTTGGTTTCGAACTGGGCAAAGCTGGCCTTGGCCCGACGCTCCGACGCCGCGCTGACGTCATCGAACGCGCGCACCTCCTGCGCCTGCAGCCAATCGCGGAGCCGCGCCGTCCCGGCGATGCGTCGCTCGGTCTCGGCCACGGGCTTGCGCCGGATGCGGTAGAGCACGCGGCGGTCCTGCAGACGTTCGATCTCGACTTCGCAGTCGAGGCCCGTCTTGGGCAGGTGGGGGAAGCGGTCGACGTCGCTCATCGCTCCTCAATCCTTCCGCCGGCAGAGCCGCGGAGCTTCAGCGCTTCCTCGCGGGACGTCGGCTGGCAGAGCGGCTTTCCGTCGTCGTTGACCACCACGAAGCCGTGCTTGCGCTCATGCGACGCCGCCGAGGTCGACCGGCGGGCGCTGATGAAGGCGACCTCCTGGTTCATGCGCGCGATGGGGTCTTTGCCGCGGTAGCGCTGGCCGCGGAGCGAGAGGGTGGGGCGCATCAGGCGGCGCTCCTGGCTCGACGCTGAAGAGCAATCAGAGCCCACGCGGGGACAGGACACTCGTTCCGCTCCCACCTCTGCAGGGTGCGGACCGCGATACCGAGCACCGTCGCGGCCTTGCCCTGAGAGAGCCCAGCAGCTTCACGCGCTACCCTGAACAGCTGGTGCGCCTGCTCGCCCGTGGCGGACATGGCTGGCGCTTTCGCGATGGGTGAACGGGACCCACCCTGAACCGCATGGACAGGAGCGAATCGTGGAGAACCTGGCTGGTGGCGAGAAGAAGACACTAGGCCGCGCTCCTTCCCGCAGGCCTGACGAAGGGCAGGTCGAGCCAGGCCTCAGGAACGCAGCAGAGCGCGTCCTTCATGGCCTGACGGTGCTGGGCCTTGTCGAACCCTCGGCGCTCAGCGAACCGGTCCCACTCGGCCAGCATGGAGGCGCCGGGCCTGATGATGCGCAGCGCGACAGGGAAGCGCGGCGCCATGGGGCCACGGAGCGAGGCGACCTCGTAGAGGGTCGGGTCCTTGTCGCCGACCTCGAGGCGGTTGCCGATGCGGGCACGTGGGCTCATTCGGCCGCGGGCTCCTCGCTGGGCGCGCCAGCTGGCTCCTCAGTCTCGACTTCCTCGGCCGGAACGCCCTCGGCCCACGCCCTCATGGGAATGCCGGTCAGGTCCTCAATCTTCGCCATCTTGTCGGCCGTCGGGCGGGCGTTGCCGCTGAGCCAGGCGTGGATGGCCTGCTTCGTGACTCCGAGTTTCTCGGCGAACTCCGCCTGCGTGAACTTGGGAGACAGGGCCTCCCGAAGCTTCTGGGCTCCGACCGATACACTCATGCATCCGTAGTAAAACACGCGTTGTTATATGTCAACCAGGATTGTGAATGGCCGTCGGGCAAGCAAGGGTTCTCCCGTGGCAACGGACAGGAAGATGCTCCCGCAAGTGGAGCGGCTAGCGCTCCAGCGGTGGGCGAAAGCAACCTGCCAGCTGGACCCCGACACTGGGGGGCCCATCAACCAGGGCGACCTCGCGAGGAGGCTTGGCTTCAGTCAGCCGGCGATCGGCAAGCTGGTGAACCATGCGGAGGTCGGCCCGGGGATCCGTGACGGCGTCCTGGCACACCTGAAAATGACGCGAGACCAGTTTCTCGCCGAGTGGGGCCGAGCCGAGGACGTCAAAGAGGAGGGCTGGCGCGCCACGGCCGAAGCCGCAGGCTACGATCCCGAGGATCCGGTCGTGGCGGAGGAATTTCAGAACGCCTACCAGGGCGTCCTGGAGTCGCTTCCCATGCTGGCAGGCCGTGGCATCGCTCGCCGACGAGCCGAAGCCAAGGGCAAAGGCGCCGTCGACAATCGCTTCACAGGTGAGGATGTGGCCACCGGCAAGAGCGCCGAGGCGTCTGGCTTCGTGCCGGCCGGCAAGTCCACCAGCGGCAAGGCGGGAAAGGGCAGGGGGAAGTGAGCGACGACGACAAGAGACAGGTGGACCCCGCCGAAGAAGCGGACCACGATGACCCCGTGCCGGTCGCCCTCCCGCAGAAGGTCATCACGCCAAGTACCGTGATTCAGCTCACGCTGACGCAGTTTTGGAGTCTTCTTGGCGCGTTGGCAGTCGTGGGCGGTGGACTAGCCACCTACGTCCACAGCAACACCGCTGGCCTGACGATGCGCATGGATGCCATCGAGGTAAGAGTCGGGGCGCTCGAGCAGAAGCTGGATCGCCTCATTGCTTGGGTCGAGAACCGGGACAAGTTCGCCGGAGCCAAGAGCATCGCGGACCTGCCCGGACATAAGCCGGCGCCAGATTCGCCGCCATCTCCGGCCCCACCGGACGCTCCAGCCCCGCCGTCGTTCCCGCTGAAGACCATCCCGTCTGACGTCAAACCGATCGCGCCACCCGTGTGCGTCGAGAAGACGCTCCATCGACGCTTTGCCTGTGACGACGCGAGCGAGTGCTACCCGACGGGAGCCTTTACCGCCGAGCACTTTGCGAAGGTGATGGCGGAAGCTGGCGTCGAAAGCCCGGGCGCTCAGATCTGTGCGGCCAAGCGCTAGCCCGCTGGCAGCGCCAACAGGGACACCGCTCTGCGGTGTCCTCCTTCCCGCCAGACTACTCGACCCCGGACAGGTCTATCCCACCCGCAGCGCCACCCGTCGCCGGTCATCCCTGAGCGTCGCGCGCCTGACGCCCGGGATGCGCCCAGCGCGCAGCTCGAGCGGCCACCCAAACTCCGCGCCGCGGACCCGCGTCCGTGACGGCGCCACGAGCGCCAGTGGGACATCCGTGACCTCGCCGAGCCGCAGAGCCGCGCAGCTCTCGGTCGTGACGAACCACTGGGCCAGCTTGGTGTAGCTGACGCCCGTCTCCCGAAGCGCGACCTGGAAGGCTCGCCGCGGGAGCAACAGCGCAGCCGCGAAGGCATCACAGGCGTCCTCGTTCTCTCGGGTCGAGGAGTCCAGCTCGAGCGCGAGGTGGCCGAGCTCGTGCGCCACGGCCCAGCGCTGGCGCAAGGGCGAGAGCCCGCTCCGCAGGTAGATGCGCCGCTCCCCGTTTACGGTCGCCAGCGCGGCATCACCCGGCAGCGCGCGGGCGTGGACCGTCAGGACAGTGCCGGCCCCGCCCAGGACGCGCCTCGCGAGCGCCAGCACCCGCGGGGCCTCCGAGGTGTCACCCACCATCAACGCCGCCTCCCCCTCGATCTCCTCAAGCGTCATGGGGCCAGGGTCACTCCATCGCTGACCGGAGCGCGAGACTGAACGTGCAGAGGTCGGACATTCCGTGTCCACCGCGACAGCAACCGTCCGGTTTCGGTGACTTTCGATGTGGCCCCCACGCAATCGGTGGTTGACGAAGTAAAACAACGGTTGTAATACTAAGACCATGACGAACGCCGCAGCCGCCCGCCTCCGCAAAGCCCTCCTCGCCGCCACCCCCGGGGAGACCACCCTGGCAGTCACGACCCTCCGCACCACGACCGACCTCGGCACCCTGGAGGTCGAGTTGGCCCGCCAGGACGGCATGGGCCGCGTGACGGTCCTGACGAAGGACGGCCGGCAGATGCAGCTCCTGCCCCGCGAGCTCGCCGCCTGACCCAGGCGCGGGTCCCGGCTCACCCCCGGGCTCCGCACCTGGGCCTCTCGGCCCGGAGAAAGACCAAGCCCCCATGACCCGCAAAACCACCTTCCTCCTGGTCCAGGTTGTCGAGCACGACGATTCGACCGTGCCGCCGAGCTCCGACGCCGCCGATGAGGTGGTCGCGGTGGTTCAGGCAGCTCTCCGGCCACTGGCCAATTGCCGCCAGGTCGGTGCACCCGCCCTGCGCGCGATCGCCGGAGGCCGCGGCCGATGATCGCTGCGCAGCTACAGGTCCTCGGCGTGGTGCTGGTCGTCTCGCTGCTCGGTGGACTCGCGATGTGGTGGCTCAGCCTGGGCATCGACAGCCACGAGCCCACGGTGCCGGCCGTCGAAGGGGACGAGAGCACCACCGAGCCCACCCAGCGCTCGACTCCCGACGTGCAGCCCGGCCACTACCTGCCGCCTCGCGACTGCCAGGTCCTCATCTACTCCGCCGGCGAGGAGTTCTGGTCGGACGTCGAGTTCACGCGCCAGGGGGCCGAGTACGGCTGGCGCTTCGCGTCCTCGGGCGTCGAGGTCGATCCCTCGCTCGTCGTCGACTGGCGGGAAGTTCCGCTCCGGGGAGGTGCCGCGTGAACGCCTCCATTGCCCCCAAGGTCTGCTCGATCTGCGAGAGAGCGGACTGCCGCCTGGGCTCCCACTCGGGCCCGGACCGCCGCTGGCTCTCCGCTGACGAGCTGGACCGCGAGCGCGCTGAGCGCATCACGAGGGCTCGCGCTTCGGACGTTGCCCTGGGCCCCGAGCGCGCCGTCGTCGAGAACCTGCAGGCCCGCCTCAAGCGCCTGCCCGTGACCGACATCACGGCCGAGCTGCGCGCCCGTGCCCTGATGGCGCTCGATGAGCTGTTCGATGCCTACGGGGTCGAGCGGGAAGTCGAGAGTCGACGGACCGTCGAGATCCCCAAGGATGCCCTGCATCTCGTGGCCGACCTGGGCGCCTCGCTCGCCGCTGCCGGGAAGGTGTCGGCGTGAGCGCCAAGGTCGAGCCGGCGCGCTTTCACGTCCGCTACTACGACGAGAAGCTGAGCCACAAAGGCAAGGGCGTGCAGGTCCGCCGGTTCTCCAACCGCGCTGCCGCCGAGAAGTTTGCAGCTGAAAACCGGCTCTATTCGCGCCCGTGCGTCGTCGAGGAGATGGGCCTGTCCCCGGAGACCGGCGCCAAGGTCGTCGACCTGGCCGAAGCGCTGAGGAAGTCCCTGGAAACCCCAGGCAAGGAGCCCGCCGTGTCCGAAGAACTCGAAGTCCTGGTCCCGGTCCGTTTCGAGATCACCCCTGAGGCCATCGCGGCCAAGCGGGCGAACTACGCCGCGCTCTCGGCTGACACGTCGGCCGGCTACGAGCAGGTCCGCCTGGCCATCGCGGACTGCCGCACCATGCGGGTCGCGGTCGAGAAGCGCCGGGTCGACCTGAAGGCGAGCGCGCTCCGCTACGGCCGGGACGTCGACGCCGCGGCTGCGACGCTGACCGCAATGCTGGAAAGCCTCGAGGAGCCGCTCAAGGCCCTCAAGTCGGCCGTCGATGACGAGAAGGCTCGCATCAAGCGCGAGAAGGAAGAGGCCGCCAAGGCCGCGCTCGAAGCCGAGATCCGTGCGAAGCGCGAGGCCGAGGAAGCGGAGCTACGGGCCAAGCGCGAGGCGGAAGAGGCAGAACTGCGCGCTCAGCGCCAAGCCGAGGAGGCTCGCCTGGCTGAGCAGCGCGCTGCCCTGGAGGCTGCTGAGCGCGAGGCCGAAGCTCGCCGGAAGGCGGAGCGAGAGGCAGAAGACGCCCGCATTGCCGAGGAGCGAGCCAAGCTGGAAGCGGAGCGCCGGGCAGCCGACGCTGAGCGCGCGCGCGAGCAGAAGCTTCGCGACGAGCAAGCCGCCAAGGTGGCCGCCGAGCAAAAGGCGGAGGCTGACCGTCTCGCGGCTGAGCGTCAGGCCATCGAAGCCGAGCGCGAGAAGGCCGCTAGGGAAGAGCGCGAGCGCGCCGAGGCTGAGGCTGCTCGGGTAGCTGAGGAACGCCGGATCGAGGCCGAGAAGCTGGCGGCCGAGCGTGCCGAGATCCAGGCAGAGCGCGACCGGCTGGCGGCTGAAGCGCGGGAGCGCGCGGCCAAGGAACAGGCCGAGCGAGAGGCCGAGGAAGCAAAGGCACGGGCCGAGAAGGAAGCCGCGGAGGTGGCCGAAAGGCTCGCGACGTTGCGCCCGGACTTCGAGAAGATCCGAGCATTCGCTGCTGCCGTAGACAAGCTGGCGGACTCAAGGCCGACGATGGCGACACTGATCGGCGGGGCAATCGTCGACATGGCCGCCGCTGACCTGCGAGCCATCGGCCGGGGCTTGCTCGAGCAGAGCCAGGAAGAGGCGGCTGCCCAATGAGCGCACCCGCCGAAACCCTCGCTCCTGCCTACGAGGTCGTCTGCGACACCGCCGACGAGGCCGTCTGGCTGGAGCACCGCAACACCGGCATCGGCGCCTCGGAAATCGCCATTCTGCTCGGCGAGTCCGACTGGGGCTCCAACCTCGAGCTCTACTACCGGAAGACCGGCCAGCTCACCGAGCCCCTCAAGGAGCAGACCGAGGAAATGGAACTCGGCAAGGAGTTCGAGGAGATCGCGCGCCGCGTCGTGGCCAAGAGGGCAGGGGTGACGCTGCACCCGATCTGCCCCCAGCTCTGCCGGAGCCTCGTGCACCCATGGGCCCTGGCGACCTGCGATGCCGTGACGAGCACTCGCGATCCCGTCGAGGTCAAGAACCTCAATTGGGGCTTCGACGCCGAGGAGTGGTCGGAACAGATCCCCGAGAAGTACCTGCTGCAATGCCAGCAGCAGATGATGGTCCTGGGGGCCGAGCGCTGCCTCTTCGGTGCGCTGCTATCGGGCTCGCGCCTCATCTGGGAATGGGTCCCGCGGGACGAGCAACGCATCCGCAGGATCCTTCACGCTGGTGCCGAATTCTGGAACCACGTCGAGGCCAGGACCCCGCCGCCGAGCGATGGGCATCCGCACGCCCGCAAGGTGCTGGGCAGGCTCGCGGCCAACGCCAACGAAGCGGCACTGGAGCTCTACGAATCCGAGATCTCTGAGCAGCTCCGCACCTACGAAATCGCCAAGGCCCGGCACGAATCCGCAGCGGCCCAGGAGAAGATCGACCGCCGCCGGCTCGATGCCAGCAAGGACGAGCTCGCGCAGCTGTTGGGTGACTTCCGCCTCGGCGTCACGTCCACGGGCTGGTCCATGCGTTGGAAGACCACTGAGCGCCGCGGCTACACCGTGCAGCCGACGACCGTCCACCAGTTCGAGATTAAGCCACCGAAGGAGAAGTGAGGAACATGGGAGCAGCAATTCAAACGACCGGAAACGGTCAAGTGGTGCGTGGAGAAAAGAAGCCCCTGACGCTGCAGCAGCAGCTGATCGGCATGGGGCCGCAGATCGCCAAGGCTCTGCCGAAGCACGTGAGCCCGGACCGCATGGCGCGCATCGTCATGACGGCTCTGCGCAACACGCCAGCGCTGGGGCTCTGCTCGCCGGAGTCGTTTCTGGGCGCCGTGCTCAGCGCCGCGCAGCTCGGCCTCGAGGTCAACACGCCGCTCGGGCACGCCTACCTGGTGCCGTACAAGCAGGAGTGCCAGCTCATCCTGGGCTACCAGGGCATGATGGATCTCGCTCGGCGCAGCGGAGCCGTGAAGAGCATCTACGCGCACCTCGTGCGCAAGGGCGACACCTTCAAGGTGCGGCTCGGTCTGAGCCAGGACATCGAGCACATCCCGTCTGAGGACGTGGACCGCGAAACGCAGCCGATCACCCACGTCTATGCGGTGGCCAAGCTGGCCGAGGGAGACCCGGTTTTCGTTGTGCTCACCAAGGCCCAGGTCGAGAAGTACAAGAACCGCTCGGCCTCGAAGAACTCCGGCCCCTGGAAGAGCGATGAGGAGGCCATGATCCTGAAGACTGCCGTCCGTCGGCTCTTCACGTGGCTGCCGAAGTCGGCCGAGATGGCGCGCGCCGCTGCCGTCGACGAGGCTTTGGAGACGAGCTCGCGGCAGTCCAGCGCCTTCGATCCGACGGTGCGGGATGTCCTCGAAGCGGAAGGCGTCGAGGTTGCTCAGGCTAGCCACGCGCCCACGGAGCACGTCGACGAAGAGACGGGCGAAGTCACGCCGGCCGCCGAGCGGACGCGCCAGCGCGAGCCTGGCGAGGATTGAGCTGCGGCGCCGGCACGTCCGGCCCTCCTGCGAGAGCGATCCAGCGCTCCGTCCCGGTGCAACTCCGGGACTCGCAGCCGACGAAGCGGGCCCCCTCCCGGCCTTCCCATCCCCCTCCTCAGGCATCGGAGCGGGCCCGCCTCGTCACTCTTTCAACCAGGAGCACCAATGGAAGCCATCTTGCTAGCGGATTTCGAATGCTCGGGCCTCGACGCCACGAAAGACCAGATCGTCGAGGTGGGCGCCATCCTCTGGAGCGTCAAGCACCGCTGCACCATCGAGTGCTTCTCGACCCTCATCCCAGCGGCGCAGAACGCCGCCGAGGTCGCCAACGGCATCCCGGTCGGGGTGCTGTGCAACCCCAATCTGCCGTCCTCGATCAAGAGCGCGCTCGGTCGCTTCGATGACCTCGCGGAGTACGCGGACTGCATCGTGGCTCACCATGCGGAGTTCGACCGGGGCTTCTACGCGGCGGCTCCCAAGCACGCCGAGGACCGGACCCAGCTCGCGTGGGTGTGCACCATCGAGGACTTCATCTGGCCCAAGGTGACGGCGAGTAACGGCCTAGTCGCGAAGGCGCTGGCTCATGGCGTCGGGGTCCTGGATGCCCACCGGGCCCTGACGGACTGCCAAACGATCGAACGGTGCTTCCGGGTCATCCCCGACATCGACGCTCGCCTCGAGGCCGCCCTGGCCCACGCCAGGCTCCCCAAGGCCGAGATGATCTCGACGGCGCCCTTCGAGCAGAAGGACCTCGTCAAGGAGCACGGCTTCCACTGGGACCCGGGCCGCAAAGTCTGGCACCGCACGATGGCGATCGCCGATGCCGCCAAGCTGCCGTTTCGCACCAGGGAGGCGAGGTGAAACGCCGAATCGAGCAAGCCTGGCTGGGCTTCGAGAAGATGGTCTTGCCGGCGACGGTCGGAGAGGTCCAGCGCGTCGAGATGCGCAAGGCGTTCTTCGCCGGCGCGAGCGTCCTCTTCGCCATGATGACCAATGGCGTGAGTGACGGCCCGGAAGTCGAAGCTTCGGACATGGCGTTCATGGAGGAGCTGGACACCGAGATCCGGGAGTTCGGCGGGCAGTTCGACGCCGAGCATCTGCCGAAGCTCGCCAGAGGTGACGCGTGAACCCAGACACCAGAGCCATCGCGCTCTTCGAGACTCCCGAGGACGCCAAGAAAGCGGGCCACACGGTGCCGCTCACTCGCCACGAGGCCCAGTTCCTCCTCAGGGTCCCGCGGGAGAACCGCGACGCCGAGCTCCGCAACCTGCGCAAGCACAAGCGCTCCCGGCTCCGCAAGGAGCTCGCCAAGGCGCGGGCGAAGCGATGATCGGCCAGGTGCTCCTGTACAAGCTCGCGCGCCTGCTCTGGCGCCTCATGCCTCGCCCGATGCGAACGGCGATGGCCTTGGAGGCGCCACTGGTGCTCACGTTCAACACCTACGCGGGTTGGAATGCCACGACGCCGGCGCATGGTTGGCTGCGCCGCGAGATCGAGTACTGCGCGGGTCCGACGGCCTGGGACGATGACCAGGAGATCACCGCGTGGGGCTTTGGGCGTTACACCCAGACCGATGAGTTCACGGGCGAGTATCCCACCCACGGCGAGGCCTTCGACGCCCTGACGGCCCACCTTCGCAGTCGGAGCGACGTCATCCTCCTGGGGGGACCGTGATGTTCGCCCTCGCCTCCACGGCCTTCGACCGCGCCATGGCGATCCGCCTGCTCACGGTCTCGGTGTTGGCGCCTCGCTGCACGCCTGGCGAGCTCGCGCTCCAGGCCAAGGATCTGCTCTGGGCTGCTGCCGTTTGGGCGGGCAGGGGGTTGGCGTGACCGGCCCGACCTGTCCCTACTGCCAGAAGGCAGCCGAACGCGTCACTGGCGACGAGCTCTACAGCCAGCGCATCGACCTCGGCGGGAAGTTCTTCTGGGTCTGCTGGGACTGCGACGCCCGCGTGGGCTGCCACCCCGGCACCATGAAGCCGCTTGGGACGCTGGCTAACCAGGAGCTGCGCGCGCTCAGGGGCAGCGTCCACCGCGTCTTCGACCCGCACTGGTTGACGGCCAAGAGGAAGCGGGTGGCACGCCTGGAGGCCTACGCCCGCCTGACCACCGACCTCGCGATCCGCAAGGACGAGTGCCACATCGCGATGTTTGACGAGGTCCGCTGCCGAGCCGCGCTCGTGGCCGTTGCCCAATGGGAGCCCGTCTAGTGGCTAGACCCCCCGGCAAGTCCCGCTGCCCGTGCTGCGGCCACGTCGCGCTGACGGACTCCGAGGAGCGTGTCCTGGCGGCCCTCGTGACGTCCGGACTCGTCGGCGCCTCGGCGCTCGAGGTGTCGCGCGTCGCCGGCGTCTCGCGGGCCAGGCGGGTGCTGCTGGTCCTGGATGGGCTCGGGCTAGCGCAGCTGGTCGAGCGGCAGCGTTGGGCCGGCGGTGCACCGAGGCGGCTCTATCGGGCGAGCGCTGCCGGACGCCGCGCCTGCATGATGTTGGCTGGCCGGGAGGCTGCGGAGTGAGCGCGACCTGCCGCTCCTGCGGTGCCGCAATCACGTGGGTCGTCCTGCCGTCGGGCAAGCGCATGCCGGTCGATGCCAAGGGCGTCCCGATGGTGAAGCTCAGCGACGACGACCAGCGCGGCACCGTCATCCACGTCCACGCAAGCCACTTCAGCAGCTGCCCGCAAGCTGACCAGCACCGAAAGCCCAAGCCATGATCATCGAACTCGCCCCCCAAGACATCGCGAAGTCCCCCTCGAACCCCCGCAAGCGCGGCCTGTTCGACGGCATCGACGACCTGACCGAGAGCGTCCGCGCCAAGGGGCTCCTGCAGCCCGTGGTAGTGCGCGCCAAGGGGAAGGGGCACGAACTCGTCTTTGGCCACCGGAGGCGGGAGGCGGCCATCAGGGCCGAGCTCGCCACCATTCCCTGCATCGTCCGGGAGTTTTCCGACGACGAGGTCCTCGAGGTCCAGCTGATGGAGAACCTGGAGCGCGAGGACGTCCACCCGCTCGACGAGGCCGAGGGCTTCGCCGAACTCGTGAAGCGCGGCCGCACCGTCCAGCAGATCGCCGAGAAGGTCGGGCGGCCCGCGGCTTTCGTGGCGCAGCGGATGAAGCTGCTCGACCTCGGGGAGGACGGCAGGAAGGCGCTCGACCGCGGGAGCATTTCCCTCGCGGTCGCGATGGTGCTCGCGCGCGTGCCAGCCAAGCTGCAGGCCGATGCGCTCGGTGAAATCGAAGAGAGCGGAGACTGGGACTACCAGGCAGGCGGTCGCTCCCAGCCCACGGCTCAGGAAGCCCTGAAGATCGTCAAGGAGCGCTTCGTGCTCCGGCTCGCGCTGGCGAAGTTCCCCACTGACGACGCGGCGCTCGTGAAGGCTGCCGGCGCGTGCACCACGTGCCCCAAGCGCTCGGGCAACCAGGGCGTGCTCTTCGCCGACTTCGAGGACGAGGACCTCTGCCTCGACCCGGTCTGCCATCGCAAGAAGGCCGATGCCTACTTCGCTCGGCTCGAGAAGGCCAAGCCCGAGAAGTACTCGGCGCTCCTGTCGGGCCCGGACGCCAAGACCGCTATCGAGAAAGCCGGCTACCAGGGCGGCAAGTACGTGAAGCTCGATGGTGACGTGGCGTTCGAGTGGGACAGATTCCAATCGAAAGCCGTCAAGAAGATCATTGGGAAGGCCGAACTCCCGATCACCCTCGCCCAGGATCCGCGCTCCGGCGAGCACATCGAGCTCGTCCGCCGGGAGGACGTCGCCAAGCTCTCCAAGGGGAAGCGCAAGGAACTCCTCGACCACGGCGAGCGAGAGACGGCCGCCAGCCAAAGCAGCTTCGAGGCCGAGCGTCGGCGCAACGACATGAAGCAGAAGGCCGTCAACACGGCTGTCCGACTGGCGCTCGGTGCCATCGTCGAGAACGCGGCCAAGGTAGTGAAGCCTGAGCAGGCACTGCGCCTCATCGTGATGGCGCTCGCGCAGAAGGCTTGGTCCGAGGACCAGAGGGCAGTGCTCGAGCGGCGGGGCCTCATGCCGTCCGGAGAGAAGTCGAACTACAGCAACAAGGTCGAGACCGCGCTGGTCGGGCTTGCGAAGAGCCTGCCGGACGCTGAGGTCGCTGGCCTGGGGCTCGAGCTCGCGGCCGTCATCGCGGCGCCGGACGGGTCGCCCTATTACAGGAAGCCAAAGCCGGAACTCGACATCTGGGACCAGCTACTCGGTGCCGCCGGCGTCGACTTCGCGGCCCTGCAGAAGGTGGAGCTCGACGCGCTGAAAGCGAAGGCCAAGGAGAAGACCGACAAGGCCAAAGCCAAGGCGAAGCGCGAGGCCGAGAAGGCAGCCAAAGCCCCCGCGGCCGCGGCGCCCGCCACCGCCAAGAAGCCCACCAAAGCCAAGCCGGCCAAGCGTGCCCGGAAGGCCGGTGCCGCGTGAGCCTCGAAACCCTCTCCATCCTGGCCGCCATCTACACGTCGAAGGTCGCGCGCGGCATCGAGCCGACGGCCGATGAGATCGAGACCCTGACGGAAGTCGACGTCTGGGACGAGGAGCTGACGACGCTCGAGCGACTCGGCCTTCTGGCGTCGACCGTGGGTGGGGCCGCGCCGCTGCGGCTGACGGAGCACGGCGAGAGGGTCCTCTTGGACGCCGCGGGGCGTGCGGCATGAGGACTCCCGATCCTGCGACCGGCCGTCACCCGGCCTTCAAGGACGCGACGGGCCAGACGTTCGGCGTCCTCCGGGTCGAGAGCGAGGCCCCGAGCGACGGCGCGACGCGCTGGAACTGCGTCTGCCTGGTGTGCGGCGCCAAGATGATCCTGCGGCGTAGTGACCTGAACCACAAGAAGGGGAAGGACCGGTGCTCGCTCAAGTGCGGCCAGGCAAGGGCCGCGCTCGGGCCCGTCGCGGAGTTCGCTCCCGCGCCACCTCGGCTCGACCCCGACCGCAACCGCGAGCGCTACGTGCGCATCAAGCTCGAGCTGCGGAGCGTCGGCCTCGAGCCGCTCCCGTTCGCCGAGCTGACCTGCGCGGAGTGCCCTGAGGCCCCGCGCTGCAAGAGCGCGTTCAAGGCCTTCAACGTCAACGGCGAGTGTCTGGAGAGCATGTGAGCAAGCCAATTCCCAAGCCCACCACGATCAACCTGGCGCCGGGGCTCGAACTGCCCATCGATGCCGTGACGGAGTCCTTCGCGGTCATCGGCAGAAGAGGCAGCGGCAAGACCCACACGGCCTCGGTGCTCGCCGAAGGGATGCTCGACGCCGGCCAGCAGGTGGTGATCATCGACCCCACGAACGCCTGGTGGGGCCTCCGCAGCTCCGTCGACGGGACCAAGGACGCCTTCAAAATCCCAATCTTCGGAGGGGGGAAAGGCGGCAAGGCCGACATAGAGGTCGACGATACAATGGGCCGCGACCTCGCCGACGCCATCATCGAGACCGGTACCTCGGCCATCGTTTGCGTGCGTGACTTCTCGAACGCTGGCGTGCGCCGCTTCGTCGGGGACTTCGCCGAGCAGCTCTACGACCGCAAGTGCGAGAAGCGGTTCCGGACGCCGCTCCACCTGGCGCTCGATGAGGCAGATCTCGTGGTGCCGCAGCACATCCAGAAGGGCGGGGAGCGCGCCTATGGGGCCATCGACAAGATCGTCCGGCGGGGACGCATCGACGGATTCGGGACGAGCCTCATCAGTCAGCGCCCGGCCGTGATCGCCAAGGACGTCCTCACCCAGACCGAGGTGCTGGTCTGCCACCAGGTCACGGGGCCCCACGACCAGGTCGCCCTGAAGGCGTGGGTTGAGCGGCACGGCGCCAAGGACAAGCTGGCGGAGTTCCTCAAGACGCTGCCGGGCCTGCAGAAGGGGGAATCGTGGTTCTGGTCGCCGGCGTGGCTCGAGCTGTTCCTGCGCATCAAGACGCGTGCGCGGAAGACCTGGGACTCGAGTCGCACACCCAAGGTAGGGGAGGCGGTGCCCGAGCCTGCCCACATGACGGCCGTGGACGTCGAGGAGATCCGAAAGAACCTCCTGCCGAAGGCCACGCCGGGCAAGGCAGGGAAGGGCAAGCGCGGCCCCGCTCCACCTCTCGACGTCAGCTCTATCGACGCCGCCGAGCTCGAAGGCCTGCAGGAGGAGAACCGGCGCCTACGCGACCAGAACGCGTGGCAGACCAAGCTGATCGAAGTCTATCGCAGTCTCAAGCTGCAGGAGGCCCATGACACCCTTGGCGCTGCACTCGGCAGGATCCGTGAAGCGCTGGACGGCGGACTTCTTCCCGTGCCCCAGGCGCCGCCTGGGCACCGGGCCATTCCAATCCTTACGCCCGAGCAGGTGGCCGAACGCTTTCCCATGAGCTCCATCGCCATGGGCGCCAAGCCCACGCCTGTCGTCGGCGGGCTCGGCCGGTGCGCCCGCGGCGTCCTGACGGCCCTGGTCCAGCTGGGACCACTCTCGCTCGAGCAGGCCGCCATCGTGGCCGGCTATGCGCCTGACGCTGGCAACACCCGCAACTCCGCCGGCGAACTCCGGGCAGGTGGGTTTGTCGAGGGCGCCAATGCGCAGCTGAAGGCGACGCCGCACGGCAAGGCTGCTCTCGGGAGCGTGCAGCGCCTGCCGACGGGGCCCGAACTGCTCGACTTCTGGAAGGGGAAGCTCTCGAAGGCCGAGCGCGAGATCCTCCAGCAGGTAGTGACGGTCTACCCGAAGGCGCTCGACCTCTGGAAGGGGAAGCTCTCGAAGGCCGAGCGCGAGATCCTCCAGCAGGTAGTGACGGTCTACCCGAAGGCGCTCGACCTCCACACGGCGGCCAAGCGCGCCGGGTATGCCCCCGAGGCTGGCAACACCAGGAATGCCGCTGGGCGCCTGAGGACTCTGATGCTCGTCGAGGGCGGCAACGCCGGCATGACGGCCAACGAGAGGCTGATTCGATGAAGTGCCCCGCCTGCGAAGGAACCGGCAGCTCCTCTGCCTCCGAAGCGAGGGTGCCGGACCTCTACGATTGCCAGACGTGCAGCGGTACCGGAGATGCGCCAGCCGACGACGGGCCACCCGAGGACGACACCCCGGCGCCGGTCTTTGGTCGCACGTGGACCTTCGAGCCCGGACAGGTCGAAAGCGACGGCGACCCGATCGCCCCCGACGCTTGGCGGCTGAACCTTGGCCCGTTCTCGCTGGTCAGCATGGGCGGTACCGGGTGGTGGTTCGAGGACAACACCAACCCTTGCGACCTCGCCGGGTGGCTCCGCGACGCGCACCGCGCGATCGGTGCATTGCTTCCGCCCGGCGATGCCGAGGTCGAGTACTTGCGCGCCGAGCTCGATCGCGTCACCGCCGACACCACCTCGAGCAAGCCCTATCGCCAGCGGTACCGGGAGACGTCGAGCGCTCTCGCGCGGGCCAACTACCAGCTGGCCGCGGCGCTGGGGCGGGTGAGGGAGCTGGAAACCAACCTTGAGGAAACCCGGAGGCTGGCATTGGCCCAGGTGGAGCGCGTGAGGGCGTTGCAGGGGGAGCTCGAGGAGGCGGAGGCGCAGCCCAAAGGCGACCCCGTCGCCGGCAAGGAAGCCGAGGAGCTGCGCTCAGGGCTCGAAGCTCTCATCGCCCTCGGTGCCGACGTGGGCCTATCAGAGCTACAGCGCTTGCTCGACGGCATCGATGCCCGGGATTCGCTGGCCTACCTGGAGAGCAAGCCGTGAGCGAGCAGGACTACTTGAATGGCCGCCGGTCCGCGATGCTGTCCACCCTGCGCCATTGCCTGCGCGAGCTCGCCACCGAGGACGTCGACCTCAGCGAAGCGCGCGCCGTTGCCGTGCTGGCCGAGACCAAGCTGGCCCTCCGAAACGTCTGCAAGCGCCACGGCTGCGACGACTGGCCGGACGACCTGCACCCGGCCGACGTGCTGGAGAAGCACCTGGGTCGCTTGCTGGACTCCCTTGTCGACGATGGCTGACGCCCCGGACCTACCCTGACCGCTCCCACCTGGACGCTGGCCGCCTTCCGCGCCACACCCGCGAGATGCCCGACCCCGCGCCCTACGGCGGCCTGACCACCGGCACCTTCCAGACGGAGCAGGCCAAGCGTCCCCGCGACACCGAGGAAGCCGCCAAGGCCGCGTGCCCACTCCTCGAGGAGGTGCGCGTCTACTGGCGTGGGGAGCGCCTTCTGCTCGAGCTGTGGTTCGTCCGGGTCGTGACGCCAGCGGAGCGCGCCGACGTCGCCAGGGTTGCGGCAGCGGCCGTCAAGGCGTGGATTGGACCCGATGGCGAGGACTACCGGATTCGCGCTCGCAAGGGGCGTCCTGGGGTGGCGACTGAGCGGCGGGACCTGCCTTGGCTGGAGCCGTAGGCACAAACGCAGAAAACCCCACCAGCCTTTCGGCCAGCGGGGTTCGCCCTTCTCGCCCCTCGCGGGTACCGACGGGTCTTCGAGGTTTTGAGTCTGCGCTGTTAGGTGGAGACCTTCAAGTAGAACGCGCCCTCGAGCTTGCGCCCGAGCGACGTCGTGATGCGGTTCGAGATCGTGTAGGTGGTGCCGTCGTTGCCACCCTGGAGCACCCAGACGGTGACGAGCGGGCTTTCGAGCTGGGGCTCCCGGCCGCTCATCTCCGCGGTCCCGAGCGTCAGGCCCGTGCCCTTGGTCACCGACCAGGCACTGGTGGCCACGGTCTCACCGGCGTGGAGCTCGTCGGCCCAGGTGCCGCTGAAGTAGGTCTCCTCGTAGGGAGTCTTGGTCATCGTGGCGCGCATCTAGGCTCCTGTCGTGAGTCGCATGGGGACGAGGCGATCGGCTTGGCCGAGCGTCAGGGTTTGCAGCCGGGCGCTCGATCCGAATCGGACGAAGCGGTCCGGGGGGGCCAGGAGGAAGGGGGCCTCGGGAAGGTCGTTTGCCTCGACGGCGTCCCCCGCGTCCTCGATGGCCGCGGAGCCGTCCACGGCGACCAAGCCAGTCCCGGAAGCGGTGTCCTCGCTGTCCGTTGCTTCAGCTGCAGCGCCGACAGCAGCGGTCGCTGCTCCGGTGACCGAGTCCGTCTCGTCCGTGACGCTGAGCTGCCCCTCGATCGGTGGAAACTCGCCGCCGGCGGAGGCCTGGACGGTGTCGCCTTCGTCCGTGGTGGTAGCGGAGCCCGAGACGCCCTGGGACGTCGTGCCGCTGCCAGTGTCCTCCGCATCCGTTGCCGCGCCCGAGGCGCTGACGCTGGCTCCTGCTGCCCCGCTAGCGGCGTCTCCCGCGTCCGCGGCACTGCCGACGCCCTGGACGCCAAGCGAGCCTGCCGCGCTGGCCTGGTCCTCGGCATCGGTCGCCGAGCTCGAGCCGCTCGCTCCGACGGTCCCCGCGGCGGCAACGGTGTCGGCGCCGTCCGTCGAGGTGCCTGCCCCAGCGGTCGATACGGCTGCGGTCCCGGTGGCGGTGTCCTCCGAGTCGGTGATGGCTGCCGTGCCATCGACCGGGTCGCCGCCTGTAACCGGATCTCCCTCGCTCGGGCCGACCGTCGACGCGGCCGGGCGCTCTTGGCCGGCGAAGTCGTACACCACGGGCAGCGTGCCGTGTGCCCGAAGGTCCGGGCCGAATCCGATGAGCGGCGCCCCATCGGTTACGTCGATCGTGAATATGCCGCCAGCAAGATTAGTGCACGGGTCGGTGATGTTGTGCAGGTAGTGGCCACCCGCAGTCGGCGCTGACGTTGCGCCGCTTGCGCCGCCCGACACGTTGTAGTCGCTCGACGTGAACGTCCCCGAAAACTGCGCGTCGTACCCGATGTTCGCGACGGCGGTTGCGGTGCCAGAAAAGTGCACGATGCCGTAGCCGGCATTTGCGAAAAGACTGTTGTGCGCGAGGACGGTTTGCCCACCGTTGTCCAGGATGATGCAGCCCGCGGACGCACCGCGGAACACGCTATTGCGTACGAGCAGATCGCCACCCCAACCCAGAAAACAGCGCGTCGTGCTCGTGACGAGACAGCTGTCAATCGTCATCTGGCCGAAGTCTTGGCTCCGCAGACAGAACGAGGTGGACTCACTGAACTGCAAACCGACAAACCGAATGTCGCCCGTCTCGTTGACGTTCAGTAGGCCACCGGTCAGCACGACTTTGCTCGTGTCGGCAATACCTACGAAGCGGTTGTCTTCGTCTGCTTCGATCTGCCAATAGAGCGCGCCATCAACACGCGTTCCGTTGCCAAAATAAAGGTCACTCGACGGGTCGGGTGACCCATTCCAGGAGCTTCCGGCGTAGCGCCCAACGAGCCAATTGCCTGACCCGACGGCACCGGACATGGCCAAGAGCAGGGCTTCGAGATCGGGGTAGTCTAGCCCCGTCCCCATTTCGCGGAGTACCGCGCTCACTTGTGTACACCCTTCTTAGCGCTGGCCGCCTTCGCAACGCCCGCGGCATCGGCGGGCTTGGCTTTCTCGACCTCATGCGCCGCACGGGCCGCCGACTCCACGGCTTGCAGCTCAGCGTGCGCCGCCTTCGCCTCAACGTACGGCGCGAACTTCGCGCGCTCTGCCGGGTCGGGGATCGCCTCGGTCAGTTTGATCTCGAACTTCGCCAACGCGCGAGCAGAACTCGACGCGTAGGCCACGGCGTTTTGCAGCACGCGCAGCGCGTCGACTTCACCCTTTCGCGCGTCCCACTTGACCCTCTCGCGCTCGCTCGCGACCAGAACGCGGCGCCGGACTTCGATCTCCTCGGGCTTGCCGTCGGCCCCTCGGATTGTCTCCGTGACCTTGACCGGCGGAACGATCGCGGCCTCCCACTGCGAGACTGTGCAAACGTAGTCCGCGGGCAGCGCGTCGAGGTCGACGACGACGCCGATCTCGACGTCACCCGCAACGCGCACGAGCGCGAAATCGGGCCCCTCTACGATGCACCGATAGCCGCCGTCGGCGGGGTACGAAGCGCCCGTGCGGGTGGCGACTAGGAGGTCAGTCATGGCTCAGAAACACGGAAAGCCCCACAGCGCGCGAACGCACTGCGGGGCGGTGGAGACGAGACGGGTGGGCTCGGGACTCACGCGCCGCCGGCAGTGCGGTCGAAGGCACTGACGGTGACAGGTTGTCCCGTGGCGAGGCTGACGTTTTGTAGGACGAGCGACTTCCCACCCAGGTACGACCAGACGGCGGAACCGTCAGTGATGCCCGTGCCGGTGCCGGAAGGGCCCGTGCCGCTGCCCGAAGACGTGCCCGCCGTCGTGCAGATGTAGACGCCGTTGTCGTTGCTCACCTGCTGATTGAGCACGTAGGGAGTGCTCTGCTCCCAGGCCTGCGAGACGAAACCTTGCCAGCGCACGGTGCCGCCGGACGACTTGAGCCGCCAGTACCGCGCAAGGCCCGTGTCGTCTGCGGCGGTGTCCTCCCACGTGCCGAGCTTGGCTGCCGAGCCGCCGGCGGCGTCGTCTTGCCAGTCCGTGGGCAGCTGCATCGACGCGAGCACTGTGCCGGCGTCTGCCGTCACGCAGGTCGCTGGCTTCGCGGCGCCGTGGAAAATGACCAGGTCCGGGTCTACCCCGGCGACGACCTCGTCGGAGTCCAGGCGCGCGTTGCGGGTCGCCTCGTCGTATTGGATTGCGTCGGTGTATGCCATTGGGTGGGGGGCTTTCGGATTCAGGGCGCCGGGCTCGGCCAGTGCGCGTTGGTCAGGTGGTTCATTCGGGCTTGGTGGCCCACTGCTGGGCGGTGGTGAAGAGCGGATAGACGGGCTCCGGCGCTCCGGCTGGGCGCCCGAAATCGCCCTTGCGTGCCCGGGGAAAACTGTCGTTTAGCGGGGCGCCGTTCAGCTCGACGAGAGCGATCCCGACGATGCCCATGTTGTCTTCCAGGGCCACGATCCGCTTGGTCGCGTTGCCTTGGCCTTGGACGCGCAGCTCTTCTCGAATGGCTTCGTTGCCCGCCAGGGCCCTGTCAGCCTTGGCCTCGAGGCGCTTGAGGTCAGCACGCAGCCCGGCCACCTCGGCCGTGTTGGCCTTCCAGGCCTTCACGAGCATCTTGCCGGCGTCCGTGTACTCGACGGCCAAGACCAGCGACGCCACCATGAGGGCGAACATGAGCGCCACCCCGATGGGATTCCAGTTCCGGCCGTGACGTGCTGCCCAGCCGAGCAATCCGCTCGGGGAGATGCTCCGCGGTGCGGCGTCGTCGGCCTTCTCGCGGATCTCGACGCCCATCACCTTGCGCCTTGGCGGCGGCGGGTCGGTGGGCTCGTAGCCGGAATGGCGGTGGCGCGGGTCTGCCATGGGCTACTTGCCGTCGCTCTCCACGGCGCCTTCCACTCGTCGCTTCCATGCTTCGAGATCGGCCACCCGCTTTTCCATCCCGGACATCCAGGACCGCATCTCTTGGTGGAGGACCTTGGCTTGGCCGACGAAGAGCTTCGCCGACATGTCGAGCTTGGTGGCGGCGCCCTCGATGTCGTTCAGCGTCGCTTCCATGCGGGCGATGAGGGCGCCGAGGTCTTCGGGGTCTGCCCCCGGTGGCGGCACCGGCGCTGGGTTCCCCATGAATCCAGGCATGCGGTCCTTGCCGCGGTTCGTCGGCGGAATGGGCTCGCCATCCTCCGCAAGAGTGGGGGCGTGGATGGTGTCGCGTTCGCGTGTGTCGCTCATTCGTAGGCCACCAAGTGCTCTGCTGCCGACGTGATGTAGAGCTCGACGAGTTCGGCTTCCTCGTCGAACGCGGGGTCTTCTGGGGCGCCGGACTCGGGGTCCGCCACGGGGGCGCCGCCGTCGCCTTTGGTCTCCTCGGAGTTCCAGTCCGAGCCGTCCCGCCGGTAGGCATGGCCGACGCTCAGGCAGACGAGGCCACCGGGGAACGTCTCGGCAATCGACTCAGCGAGGCAGCGGCCAATGCAGTCGGCACCCTCACCGGTCCGACAGAACGCGGCCCAAAAGGGATTGCTGACGAAGCCGGGCTCCAGGAACAGCGCCGGGGCTTTCACGCGGGCGATGTTGCCGGCGCCGGCCCCCGATTGCCGGAAGCCCGTCGAGCGGACGTCGGCCGCCGTGGCCAGTCGGGTCAGGAAGTCCCGCGCCCAGAGCTTGGTCTTGTCGCCGGCGGCGGGTGAGAGAATGCACTCCGCATAGTTGGCCTCGGGATTCGTCGAGGCGTTGAGGTGGCCCTCGACGTAGCAGACGGCGCCGCGTTCGTTCGCGCGCAGCTGGCGGTAGTGCGTCGGACCAAAGACGGGCCCGCGCAGCTGGTGCACGTCGAAGCGGCGCCCCCGCATGGTGAGCGAGCCGTGCTTGCACGTGGGGTCGAGCGTCCAGGTCATGGGTTCTTTGGGGCTTCGCAGATCGTGCAGAGCTTCAGGCGATTGGCGCACCGCTCGCACAGCTTCGGGGCCGGCTTGCTGTCGGCGTGGTACCGGACCAGGCAGCTCCGGCAGGTGAATTGGCAGGGCTCGGTGGTGCGGGTGTGGACGCCGTCGCAGGTCACCGGGGCGGCCGTCGGCTCCTCGCCGGGCCAGGTGCGGGGATCGACGGTGGGCTCGGCGGTCACAGGGCCAGCAGCCAATCCGCCGTGTTGTGCATCATGGCCTTGAGCATGTCGTCGTAACCGAAGCGCTTCTGGTTGAGTTCGATGCTGCGATGCAGGTCGCCGTCGGCGTGGCGCTTCACCGAGGCGTGCCAATCGATCACCATCTCCAGGGCGTCGACGAGGTTCATGCCGCGCATGCCCAGTTCCCCGAAGTGCTCTGGATGGTGCCGATGGCTCGCGTAGTGGTGAGCCAAGGCCGGGCCCATCGATTCCAGGCTCGCCTTGTACTCGGGGCTCCCGTAGGTCAGCCCTTTGAGCAGCGGGGTCACGCGGTCGAAGGTCGGCTTTTCGTTCGGGCCGAGCTTCGTCCGGTCGTGGATCTTGGCCCGGTACGCCAGCTCTTGGATCGCTTCGCCGATGCCGTCGCGAACGTGCTGGATGTGCTCCAGGGTGTCAGCCTTGGAGTCGTAGGGCTCGCTCATCCGCCCCGCGCCTTCTTGACGGCCTCGCGCTTGGCCTTCCGCTGGAGCTTGACCAGCGCGACCTTCTGCCGTGTCTCGTTCTGCTCGAGCAGGGACTCGGCCAGCTCCTCGAGCTCGTCCGCGTTGGTGAGCAGCCAGGCGAGCGCGCTCACTTGGCACCGCCGGCTACGCACGCTTCAGCCTGCGGGTCGTACTTGTCCATGACGGCATCGGTCGAGCAGGGACCCGAGGTGTCTTTGCCGCAGGCCGCGAGCTCCAGCGATTCCCGGACCTCGACGTTGGCTAGGCAGCGCACCTCGGTCTCGGTCAGTCGCGGCGCACAAGCGATGAGCAGCAGCGACACGAACGCAAACAGGGCGATCCACGGCAGTAGATAAAACGGGACCCAGCCGCGCTCTTCGACGCGGACTCGCGGCTTGGGCGCCGGCGCGCTTTGTGGCAATGACCGCAGGAACACCGTCACGGCGTTGACGACCAGAACGGCCATCGGGGCCCACGGGACCTTTTGGGTCTGCAGGTAGAGCGCGGTCGCCAGACTCGCGCTTGCGAGGCCGATCGCGATGTTGAACCAAACGCTGTAGGTCTTTTTCCAGTCGGTCATGTGAGCCTTTCAGGGAGGAACGTCGGACGAGTAGCTGACGTCGGTGTTGTCATGCCGGGCC